CCATGTAGTTCCATTTGTAGATGTTGCGAAAGAATGTGATGCTCCATCACCAACTGCTACCCATCTATCTGTTCCATTGAATGCTACTCCATTTCCAGCATAATCTAAACCTGTTGATCCACGGTCAGTCCAATTAATTCCATCAGTAGAAGATGCAAAAGATGCATAAGTTCCTGTTTGTCCATCACCAACTGCTACCCATAAACCATTTCCGTATACCACACCAAAAGCTCCATTACTAAAAATAATATTACCACCACGTCCAGTCCAAGTATTTCCATCTGTAGACGATGCAAAACAATGTGATGATGTTCCTGAATTTTGACCAACTGCTACCCATAATGTGGTTGCATTTACAGTAGCACTTGATTGATATCCTACCGTTGTATTATATCGTGATTGATATTTTCCTGATTCACTTCCTATCGCAATCGACCCAAGTCCTAAACCTTGGTCATCCCTTCCTGCTTGATATCCTATTGAAACAGATTGCGATGCTTGATTTGTCATTCCTGCCTGATATCCTATCGCTAAAGATTGTCCCTGTTGTGTTGAATCTCCAGCTTGATATCCTATGGCTATAGAACCTGAAAATTGATTTAATTGTCCTGCTTGGAATCCTATAGAAATTGACCCACTTGCTTGATTGATTTGTCCACTTTGATTTCCGATTGCTATTGCGAAATTATTCTGTCCTGTAAATCCTGCTTGTGTTCCTATAGAAATTGGTTGAGATGCTGCCATATTATTCAGTAAAAATCCAAAACCGCTTGTTGTCGATGGTGTATTACCATATCCTAACCAATTCTGTCCATTGTTAGAAATCGCTAAAGTATTTGTTCCTTGACCCATAGCATAATAATTTTTACCAGTGAAATAAACATTATTACCAGTTGTTGAAAAAAGAGATGAACCTAATCCAGTCCATCCGGTAATATTGTTGCTATATGCGATTGTATCTGAAGGTCCTGAACCAACTGCTACAACTTGATTTCCATTCATTGCCAATCCTTTAACTTGATTTGTTAAAGACATTGATACGTTTGTCCATACTGTTATATTTGATGAATATGCTATCGGCGATGAATTTATTGTACTTGTAGCATCTAAACCAATTGTTGAATGTATTGTAGTTCCTAAACCAGTCCATGTTAACCCATTAGTACTATGTGCTACAGTATTTGTACCTCTACCAGTAGCGATAAAATAAACAGTCGTCCAGAAAACACCATTCCCTGAAATTGTAAATATCGTAGACCCTAAACCAGTCCAAGTTAATCCGGTTGTACTATGAGCTATTGTATTAGTTCCTTGTCCAACTGCAATATATCTTGTTAAGGTAGAACTATAATCGACGTCATTACCAGCAAATGTAAAAATAGTAGTTCCGAGACCAGTCCATGTAGAACCATTGCTACTATATGCAAGAGTGTTTGTTAAATCTTGTCCACATCCAATAAATTTGGAACCATCCCAAACAAAACCATTACATTTAAAAGCGAAAATGGAATTTCCGATACCAGTCCATTGTGTGAGATTAGAACTATAAGCGATAGTGTTTGAAGCAGGGAGAGTCTGTGTCGAATTATTATAAGCTACACCGTAAAAATCGACAGAAGAATCAACTCTAGGAGACCATGTAGTTCCATCAGATGATGTTGCTATACTAAAACTCCGACCACCTCCAAATACTAGCCATATTGAACCATTCCATGTTACAGTAGTACAATTTGTAAACATAGTTTGCCCTCTTCCAGTCCATGTTGTTCCATCGGATGATGTTGCTATTGAATTTGGTGCACCTGAAAAAGATGATCCTACTGCTACCCATAAATTATTTCCATAAACTACAGCATTGCCAGTATATAAAATAGTGTTTCCTCTTCCAGTCCATGTTGTTCCATCGGATGATGTTGCTATTGTATGAGATGTTCCAGAACCAACAGCTACCCATAAATTATTTCCATAAGCTACACCATTACCTTGTGTAGAAAATATTGTCACTCCTCTTCCAGTCCATGTTGTTCCATTAGGTGATGTTGCTATTGTATGAGATGTTCCAGAACCAACAGCGACCCATAAATTATTTCCATAAGCTACACCACGACCAGAAGAAGAAAAAATATCTGATGCTATAGTCCACGTTGTTCCATCAGATGATGTTGCAATTTTACCACTATTTCCAATTCCAACTGCTACCCATAAATTATTTCCATAAGCTACACCAAATCCATCCATTTGAAAAATAGTAGAACCTCTACCAGTCCAATTAATTCCATTTTGTGATGTTGCAATTGAATTTATTCCCGCACCTGAAAAAGCTGTTCCTACAGCTACCCATAAATTAGAACCATTATAAGCTATACCATAACCCAATTTTATAATAGTATTTCCTCTATTAACCCATGAAATACCATTATTACTTGATGTTGATATTCCAGAAAGACCAACTGCTACCAATAAATTATCAACAACTGAACAACTTTGACTTGTTATGATATTTCCGGAATTATAACCTTGTGTTGAATGTACAGTTGTACCAAGTCCAGTCCAAATAGAACCATCTGAACTATATGCTACCGTATTCGTTCCTGAACCACTTGCGATAAAATTAAAACCATTCCATTTAATTCCAGACCCTGATGATGTAAATATCGTACTTGCAAGTCCTGTCCACGTTGTTCCATTTGTACTATATGCAATTGTATTTGTTCCTGAACCAACACCAACCCAATAATATCCATTCCAAACAGCATCATTACCAGCACCTGAAAAAATAGTTGATCCTCTCCCAGTCCAATTAATTCCATCAGGTGAAGTTGCTATAGTATTCATTGGTGTTCCAATTCCATATCCAACTGCAACAAATAATCCATTACCATATGCTACACGAGTTCCTTCACCATTAAAAATTGTTGTTCCTGTAGCTACCCACGTAACTGCATCTGAACTATATGCTATGAAATTAGTTCCTAAACCAACTGCTACATATCTACCAAGAACCGAACTATATGTAACATCTCTTCCACTATTTGTAAAAATAGTTTTACCAATACCTGTCCATGAAATTCCATCAGATGATGTTGCTATTGTATTTGAAGTACTTGAACCAACTGCAACAAAATATGTTCCTGACCATGTAATTCCACGTCCATCAGATAATATTGTTGTTCCAAGACCTGTCCAAAAACTAGGCGTTATCATATTTACAGACGACGAAATTGTTGCATATGTTACACCATTTCCTGATGTTGTAATTATCGTATTTCCATATCCTGTCCACGTAGAACCATCTGTTGACGAAACAATCGTATTTGATGTTCCTTGACCAACGGCTATCCATAAACCATTACCATAACTAACCCAGTTTCCAATTGTTTGAAAAAGAGAAACACCAATTCCTGTCCAAGTTGCACCATCACTACTATATGCAAATGAATTTGTACCAGAACCAACAGCTACAAATAAATTGGTTCCATTCCAAGCAACAGATTTACCAGCAGTTGTAAAAATAGTACTACCCAGACCTGTCCAAGAAATACCATCAGTGCTTTGTGCTAATGTATTAGTACCTTCTCCTGTAGCGATAAATTTATTTGAACCCCAAGTCATTCCGTTTCCTTGGACAGAAAATATGGTAGAACCAAGACCAGTCCAAGTTGTGCCGTTAGTAGTAGAATAAATTAAAGAATTGTTAACTGCTAATGAACTAACAGGTTTAAATGCTACTCCGTATGCTAAACTACTAAAAATATTGGTTTTTACACCTGTTGCAGTCCACGTTGTTCCGTTAGATGATGTAGCAATGGTGTTAGTTGTTCCATCACCAACTGCTACCCATAAATTTGAACCATTATATGATATTCCGTAACACTGATTATCAAAAATACCAGTTTTTCCACCTATACCAGTCCACGTTGTTCCATCAGGTGAAGTTGCCAAAGAATGTGCTGTTCCTTGACCACCTGCTACCCACAAATTAGAACCGTTATATTCTATTGCTGAACCACCAGCAGTAAAAAGTCCAGTTTTACCACCACGTGGAGTCCACGTAATTCCATCAGTAGATGATGCAAAAGAATTTGATGTTCCTAAACCAACTGCTACCCATAAACTATTTCCATATATTACTTTCCGACCTAAAGTATCAAAAGTACCACTTTTCGCACTACGTCCAGTCCAAGTAAATCCATCCGTAGATGATGCTATAGAATGAGATGTTCCAAAACCAACTGCTACCCATAAATTAGAACCATTATGTGCAATTCCTAAACCACCAGTATCAAAAATATTAGTTTTACCACCACGAGCAGTCCATGTAATTCCATCAGAAGATGATATTATAGAATTAGATGTTCCATAACCAACTGCTACCCATAAATTTGAACCAACGCCATCTTTTCCAAATGCTATTCCTTCTCCACGACTATCTAAAAGATTAGTTTTTCCTCCTCTACCAGTCCATGTAATTCCATCAGTAGATGTTGCAACAGAATGTGTTCCATTACCAACTGCTACCCATAAGTTATTTCCGTATGCTATTGCTAAACCACCAGAATCAAAAATACCGGTATATCCACCACGTGCACCCCATGTTGTTCCATCTGTAGATGATGCTATAGAATTTGTTCCTCCCTGACCAACAGCTATAAATCCTGCTAAAGAAAGCGTCCCTATACTTCCAGATGCTACGATTGTAGTTCCATTTGTATTTGTTGCAAGTGAATTACCAGAATATAATAATGTAATATTATTACCTAATCCTGTCCACGTAGTTCCATCACTACTATACGCAATTGTATTTGAAACACCTGAACCTACAGCAACATAATTTGTTCCATTCCATATGACTCCGTTTCCACTTGTACTAAATATAGCTGTTCCTAAACCAACCCATGTATATTTATTATAACTATATGCAATTGTATGCGAAGTACCTGAACCAACTGCTACCCAAAATTTACTTGTCGGATTAACAGCTACTCCTAAACCTGCTGTTGAGAAAATAGTAGTTCCTATTCCTGTCCAGACTGTTCCTGAATCTGAATATGATATAGTATTGGTTCCTGTTCCAACTGCTACCCAACCTGATACAACTTGATTAGAATATGCTATACCATTAGTTCCTGAACCAACTGCTACCCATGTACAAGATGATACAGAATTATTATTTGTAACTGCATTTCCTTGTGTAGAAAAAACTGTTGTTCCTAAACCGTACCACAAACTTGTAAAATTATTATTATAAGTATATGCGATTGTATTAGTTCCTGCGCCAACCGATACATAAACTGCGTTTGGATATCCTCCTGCTACATATAAAGATGAATTAGAATTACTACTAACTTTATTATTATTGGCAAACATTGTAAGTCCTAATCCTGTCCACGTTGAACCATTGGTACTATAAGCAATATTATTTATTTCATATCCTACGGCAATGAAATATGTTCCTGTCCATGTTACTCCATTTCCGCTTACGGAAAATACGGAACTTCCTAATCCTGTCCATGTTGTACCATTTGTTGTGCTATAAGCAATTGTATTTGAACCACTTCCAACAGCAACAAAAACTGTATTAGCAGTATTACATGCAACACCATTACCGGATGTAGAAAAAACAGATGTTGTCAATCCAGTCCAAGATGATATATTACTGTTAGAATACGATACTGTATTAGTTCCACTTCCAACAGATACATAATATATCGCTGGAGAACCGCCGACAAGTAAAAAATTTCCATTCCAAGCAATTGCGTTAAGATTATATAACGAAGTATTTCCATTATTTGTCCATGTAATACCTCCAGAAGAATAAAATATATTATTGATAGCCGTGGTACTAGTTCCAACAGCGACAAAAAACGTCCCAGTCCATGTAACATTATTACCACTTGTTGAGAAAATTGTAACCCCTAATGCTGTCCATGTTGTTCCTCCAGTAGTGCTATATAAAACAGTGTTCGTTCCTTGTCCGACGGCTACCCAAGTATTAATATTATTAAACACAAGTGCATTACCAGAAGTTGAAAAAAGCGTAGCACCAATTCCTGTCCATGTTGTTCCATTTGTACTATGAGCGATTGTATTTGTACCACTACCAACCGCAACATATCTACCATTACCAAAACTTATCGCATTACATTGTGTTCCGAAAGGAGTTGCACCAAGTCCTGTCCATGTTGTTCCGTTTGCGGAGTAAGATAAAGTATTTGTACCTGAACCTGTTGTGAAAAATAGTTGATTACTTGTATTATACCCGGCTTGATATCCAATACCTACGGCAAAAGTTGAAGAATTCAAAAATCCAGCTTGATAACCAACTAAAACGGAATTAGCTGATGCGGAAGTTCCGGTAAATGCGGATTGATATCCGATACTAATTTGATTATCCATTGACTCAAATTTACTTGATTGATAACCGATAGAAACAAAATTTGAAGAATTTGCATTATTTGCACTTTCACTTCCTAAAGCAACAACATTTATTGAAGCTAATGATGAATTATTGAATGAATTAATACCCAAATGTACATCATTTCCATCTGTTACCCAACCTGTTGCTGGTAGCCAATAAGCATAATCTGAATAAAATGTTGCTGAAATACCAGAAACGATACTTGTATTTGCTGGTCCTAAAACTCCTGTTATTCCTCGTGGACCAGTTGGTCCACTAAATCCGGTATGACCAGTGAAACCTACATACCCACTATAACCCGTAAATCCAGTAAGTCCTGTAAATGATATTCCAGTACTTCCCGTAAAACCGAGGTATCCAATTGGTCCAGTATATCCAGTTAGACCCGTATATCCTGTTCTACCTGTATATCCAATATATCCTAAATATCCAAGTGGTCCAGTAATACCTGTAATGCCTGTTTTACCATCAAATCCAGTAAGTCCATCTGGACCTGTAAATCCTGTAAAACCAGTCCATCCAGAATATCCTGTCGAACCAGTGACTCCCGTAAATCCTGTGTAGCCTTTATAACCTGTATATCCGGTTGTTCCTGATGTTCCTGTAACACCCATAAATCCAGTCCAACCAGTATATCCACTATAACCTGTGTAACCGATATTTCCTAAAAAACCCGTATATCCAGTGTAACCACTAAATCCGGAAGTTCCAGTCCATCCTGTTGCTCCAGAATACCCAGTATAACCCGTAAAACCTAAATATCCGGTATATCCCGTGAAACCAAAATAGCCTATAAAACCAGTATAACCACTATAACCTGTAAAACCAGTCCATCCGCTATACCCTGTAAATCCAGTATAACCACTATATCCTGTAAATCCAGTTTGCCCCGTATACCCACTATATCCACTATAACCTGTAAAACCACTATAACCTGTAAAACCAGTCCATCCGCTATATCCTGTATAACCACTATACCCACTATAACCTGTCAGTCCAGTCATTCCTGTAAAGCCGGTATAACCGCTATATCCTGTAAAACCTGTGTAGCCTATGATTCCAGTCCATCCGGTAAATCCTGTATAACCACTATATCCTGTAAATCCTATATACCCAGTCCATCCGGTAAATCCTGTATAACCACTATATCCTGTGAAACCATCATATCCTGTAAAGCCTGTGAATCCAGTCTGACCTGTATATCCTGTAAAACCGCTAAAACCAGTATAGCCACCATAACCTGTAAAACCAGTCCATCCGCTATATCCTGTATAACCACTATAGCCACTATAACCTGTAAATCCAGTCATTCCTGTAAATCCAGTATAACCGCTATATCCTGTAAAACCTGTGTAGCCTATGATTCCAGTCCATCCAGTATATCCAGTATAGCCACTATATCCTGTAGAGCCTGTGTATCCAGTCCATCCGCTATATCCTGTATAGCCACTATATCCACTATATCCTGTAAATCCAAACCATCCTAAATATCCTGTGTACCCTGTGAACCCACTAAAACCTGTATAGCCACTATAACCGGTAAATCCGGTAAATCCAGAAGGTCCAGTAGTACCAAAATCGCTAAATCCGGTATGTCCTAATACTCCTTTTGGTCCGGTAAATCCAGTTGAACCAGTTGTCCCAAAAATGTCAATACCCGTATATCCTAATCGTCCATCTGGTCCTTGTATTGGTCCAACATTAATAAAAGTACTTGGTGCAACAGAACAAGACCATAATGATTTATCGATAATATATGTATCTCCAACTGTAGCATTTGAAGGTAGTAATGACGTATTATTTAAAGCACCTAATATACGAATATTTAATATATCTAAATCATTAAAATAAGAAATATTAGGTAAATTTATGGTGGTTGAACTGGTATTTAATATACTTTTAGGAAAAAATGTGACAGAATTTTCTATAAATAATTTATCAAATTCATATCCGGTAAAACCAATATTATATATTCCTGCAGTATTAGGTCTTAATGATAAATAAACAGTAGTTCCAAATAATCCTGTTGGTCCTGTTCTTCCGATATTTGCTCCCATCGGTCCCGTCGGACCTGTAATACCTGTAGAACCTGTGAAATTAGAAAATCCTAACGGACCTATAGGACCACCAGGTCCTGTATAGCCTAAATATCCCGTAAATCCCGTATAACCTGTATATCCATAATATCCTGTATAACCACTATAGCCTGTGAATCCAGTCCATCCTCTATAACCTGTATATCCAGTATACCCTGTATATCCACTATATCCTGTATCACCGCGGTATCCAATATATCCTGTATAGCCTGTATAACCGCTATAACCACTAAATCCTGTGTTTCCGCGGAATCCTGTCAGTCCAGTATACCCCGTATAGCCTGTATAACCCGAATATCCGGTATTTCCTCTCATTCCTGTGTACCCTGTGTACCCTGTATAACCTGTGTAACCTGAATATCCTGTATGACCTGAATATCCAGTATATCCAGTATAGCCAGTGTACCCACTATAACCTGTAAAGCCAATATAACCGGTATATCCTGTAAAACCAGTAGGGCCATATGCATGTGTAGAAATAAGTTCACCTGACAAAACATTATAAGCTACATTAGAAAAATCTTCGATATAAGGATAATAAACAAAATTTGTTATTTTTACGGAATCAAGAGCTGTAATATATAAATTTTGTTGAACATTTTCAAGATAAACATAATTATTTATATTATAGACACCAGTAACAGAAAATGGTGAACCTTGTGGACCTGTAATTCCAAAAATACCTTTAACACCAGTGGGTCCAGAAATACCGGTATAACCAGTTGGTCCTTGCGGACCTGTATATCCAGTATAACCTTTTGAAACTATATATCCAGTTGGACCAGTATTTCCGTAAATAGGACCAATATTTACCCATCCATCGTTTTGTGTGAAAATCCATAATTCATTAATAATCATATAAGCATCTCCTAAATCGGCAGATGGAGGTAAATCACCAGAATTTAATAATTTCCCTTTTATAATAATAGAACTTTCAATATCGTTAATTATATCTGAACTAATAGGAAAATTAATATAACCACTATCTGCAGAAATTGGTGCATTATTAACGTAAAAACGGTTAGTATATATAGATGATAATTCTAAATCGGATTGTCCGATATTTAAATTATTATTTGTTTGAGGAAAAATGTTATTTATGAGACTACCTTCAGGATTTATTATAGAATTTATAGGTGTACCTCCAGTTGGTCCAGTAGCAAAAAGCACTCTATTAACAACATCATAAATGATATTTTGAACCCTTCGATCATCTATAGAATTAAATGTTTTACTCATTTTTAATATATAAAAATATTTAAAAATCAAACAAAATGGTTTTGAAAAAAATATATAAAGGAATATGAAATTTTCTTGTAAAATATTTTAACTTTATTTTGAGTTTAATATATGAATTTTTTATTTTAAGTTGAAAAAACAATTTAAAAAAATAAAAAAAATCTTGTCTTTAAATAAAAAATGGACTCATATGGAAATTCTGGTTTTAAAGGTATCGGAAGACGAATTGAAACATCGTCATTACGTTCAAATAACGTAAGAACACAAAAATTAAATGTTTCAGGAACATCTCAACTTGATGATGTTACAATTGCAGATGGTTTAACTGTTACTGGTGGTGTTACTGTTACTACCGGTGGTGTTACTGTTACTACCGGTGGTGTTACTGTTACTAATGGTGGAATAACTGTTAGTAATAACGGTGGAATGAATATTACTGGTACTGTTTTATTAAATAATAATTTAACAGTTAATGGAAATACCAGACTCGGTAATGCTTCTGGTGATAGTGTTGGATTTTATACGACTGCTGGTACCGCACAACAAACTACTGGTGTTGCAAGTGCAACTGTCGTAAATGGAGCATCAGGAGATGCAATAACCGTTACGACATTCGATGGATATACGGTTGCTCAAGTCGTTAGAGCGTTGAGAAATGTAGGATTACTTGCTTAAAAGAAATGAAAAAATGTTTGCAGAAGTATATTATTTTGTAATTTTAAAAATTTTACAAAATAAAATTGATTCAATTTTTTTAAGCTAACGTATCCGTTTTTACTGTGAAATTCGCAACAGAAACATCATTATTATAATAATTTGATGTAATTTCTAACTGATTTGTTTGTTCTACACCATTAATATCCAAAACGAACTGTGAATCTTGTAAAAATGGTCCCACAATATTGGTATTCAGCCCATAAACCGTAGTAAATAATGTTGTATCTCCAGAAAACCAAGTCGTTCCATTATAAGAATATATTATTTCATCAGACGAACTTGAACCTCCAGCTACATGTAAATAACCATTCCATGCTAAACATCTACAGGTTGTTAATGATGATGTTACTGATGTCCACGTGCTTCCATTTGTAGAAGATAAAATAACCGAACCTCCAGTTCCTCCCGTTAACCATAAATTATTATTCCAAGAAATTCCATAACCAGCTGTTGAAAATAATGTAACACCTAATCCTGTCCATACTGAACCATTTGCACTATAAAGTATGCTATTTGTTCCTTGTCCTACAGCTACCCACTGATTTCCATTAAATGCAATTCCATTTCCACTTACAGAAATTAATGTTGTTCCTAATCCAGTCCATGTTATATTATCTGTAGAATAAGCTATTGTATTTGTTCCAGAACCAACAGCAACCCATCGCTGAACTCCCAGGACTGTTCCATATGCAACCGCATTACCTGATGTTATAAATACCGCTGTTCCTATTCCAATCCATGATAATCCATCTGTGGAATATGCGATAGTATTCGTTCCTTGTCCAACTGCTACAAATCTATTTCCGCTCCAAGCAATTCCATTTCCAGATGTTGTAAATATTGAAGTTCCAAGTCCGACCCAGTTAATACAACAAAATGAATAAGCGATAGTATTTGTTCCTTGACCAACAGCAACTGCTTTAGAACCGTTCCATACACCTGCATTTCCTTGCGTCGAGAAAATGGATGTTCCTAATCCAATCCAATTTATTCCATCTAAACTGTATGCGATAGTATTATTTCCAGTTCCGTATGCTAATGATGGATGTTTTATAATTATTCTTCCTTGTTTTGTATTATTTGTAGAAATAAATGTTCCGTTTGTTGAAAATATAGTCGTTCCTGATACTCCTGTCCATATTATTCCATCTGTACTATATGCAATCATATTTATACCACCAATACCACTTGCAACCCATAACATACCATTCCAAACAATACCTCTACCAGTTGTTAAAACAGATGTACCAGCACCAGTCCATGATATTCCATCACTACTATACGCAATAGCATTCGCTGTCCCTGTTCCTACAGCTACATATCGTATTCCATTATATGCAATTCCATAACCAGCAGTAGAAAAAATAGCAGTTCCTATCCCTATCCAACTTGTTCCATTAAAAGAATAGGCTATTGTATTTGTTCCTTCTCCAACAGCCACCCATTTTTTATTATCATAAATAACTGAATATCCAGCCGTTGAAAATATTGCTACTCCTCTTCCAGTCCATATAATTCCATCTGAAGATGTTGCTATCGAATTTGTACCAGCGCCAACTGCTACGAATAAAATATTATTAGATGAAATTCCGTATCCAGCGGTGGTAAATATTGTAGCACCTAAACTTATCCAACTTATTCCATTATAAGAATATAAAAGTGTATTTGTTCCTTGACCAACAGATGCAAATAATATCCCGTTCCACGCGCCCATAAATCCAGCGGTAGAATATAAACTTGTACTACCCACAACACCTGTCCAAGTTATACCATCATAACTATAAGCAATTGAAAATCCACCAGAACCAAATGCTAACCATATATTTCCATTATATAAAATACCATTACCAGAAGTTGTAAAAATAGTGGTTCCCAATCCAGTCCATGATAATACATCGCTACTATATGCAAGAGTGTTAGTTCCAGAACCAGATGCAACTAATAAATTGTTTGGAAATATAACAGTATTTCTTTTTGTATTATTCCAATGAATTCCATAAGTTCCTGTAGAAAATACTGTTTTACCTAATCCTGTCCAATTTATTGTATCATTAGATGTCCATAAAGTGTTTGTAGCATCTACACCACCAGCTATCCAATAATTTCCATTCCAATTAACAGAAAATCCTGCGGTAGCAAATATAGTAGTTCCTAAACCTGTCCAATTTATTCCATTTGAACTATATGCTACTGTATTAGTACCAGAACCTAAACCTACCCAATATATTCCGTTCCAACCAATTCCATTTCCGTTTGTAGAGAAAATGGTAGCCCCTATTCCTACCCATGTCGTTCCGTTATAACTATATCCAATTGTGTTTGTTCCAGTTCCCATTCCTACAAACATCAATCCATTCCATTCAATATTATTTCCGCTTGTAGAAAATATAGTTGTTCCTAATCCTGACCAAGTAATTCCATCTATAGATGTAGCAATTGTATTGGTTCCCGTACCTAATGCTACAAATATATTACCGTTATACACAATTCCATCACTTTTTGTAGAAAATATGGTAGTTCCTAAACCGTTCCAATTTATTGCATCATAACTATAAGCAATAGTATTCGTACTTCCTGTACCGACAGCTACCCACATCGATAAAACATCACTCCAAACCAATCCATTACCACTTGTATTAAATATCGATGTTCCTATTCCAGTCCAATTAAAACCATTCGTTGAATATGCGATAGTATTAGTTCCATTTCCGACAGCAACCCAATAAGTACCATTCCATTTGATATCTAAACCTTGAGTAGAAAAAATAGTAGTTCCTAAACCATACCAATTATTTCCATCATTTGAAAAACCTACAGTATTAGTTCCTTCTCCAGTAACCATCCATAAAGGATTAATAGATGGTCCAAAAGAATATGTTTGTGTATTCGAAATAACATTATTTATTTTCGAAACAATATTACTTGTCTTAACAACTACTGGTTTTGGATAACTGATAGTGCTTAATTTTTTCGTCTCATAATACGCAGATTGGTTAATATTATTCACAATTGGGTTAGAATAGGTAATTTCTTTACTTGTTGTATTATATGATAATAATGCATTAGTATTAAAATTATCAAATCTTACCGGATTTACAAAAAATCCTTGTGATGTTCCTGTCAGTCCATCTGTTCCTCCTGATATAATAATAGAATTTGATATTTGATTTGTCATTCCGGCTCTATATCCTATAGCAATTGAATTAGGTCCTTGCGTTAAAGCTCCTGCTTGGTATCCAATTGCTACTGAAAACATATTTTGATTTGTCATACCGGCTTGGTATCCAATTGCAATTGAACCAGTAGCCTGTTGTGAATATCCTGCTTGTGCTCCTATAGATATTGCTTGTATTCCTTGTTGAGTCATTCCTGCTTGGTATCCAACAGCTACAGTATTTGATAATTGGTTTTGAAATCCGGCTTGATATCCAACTGATACAGCACCCGTAGATTGATTACTATAACCGGCTTGGTATCCTATAGAAACGGCACTATTTTGCTGACTGTTAAATCCAGATTGAAACCCAATTGCAACTGCATTTTGTGATTGGGTTAAATTTCCTGCTTGATATCCAATAGCAACGGAATTTGAATTTTGGGATTGACCTGCTTGATATCCAATAGCAACAGAAAAAGTTCCTTGATTTGTCTGACCCGATTGATATCCTAAAGCTACAGAACCTAATCTTTGTGCATTTATACCTGCGCCAAATCCTATAGCTACAGATTGTGAACCTTGATTTGTTTGACCTGCTTGGTATCCAACAGATACGGATTGTAAACCTTGTAATGTGTAACCAGCTTGATATCCAATTGCAACGGCATTAATTCCTTGAGAATTCAAAGCTGATTGGTATCCGATAGCTATAGAACCAGTACCTTGTGAAAGTTGCCCAGCTTGATAACCAATTGCTACAGAACCAGAACCTTGGAAATTTGCACCTGATAAATATCCTATAGCTATTGATTGTCTTCCTTGATTTGTCTGACCAGCTTGATATCCAACAGCTAAAGATTGAACATTTTGATTAACAAGACCTGATTGATAACCTATAGAAATAGAACCAGTTGCTTGGAATGTCATTCCGGCTTGGTATCCGATGGCTATTGATTCTGGAGATTGACTATTATATCCTGATTGATATCCTATTGCTATCGCATTTTGTAATTGTGTTAAACTTCCTGCTTGATAACCAATAGCTATAGAATTAAAACTCTGGAATGTTTGACCTGCTTGGTAACCTATAGATATAGAATTGGAATTTTGTGAAACATTTCCCGAAAGATATCCTATAGCAACAGAAAAAGTTCCTTGATTTGTCTGTCCAGCTTGATATCCAACGGCTATAGATCCCGTAGATTGTAAAATTTGACCTGATTGATATCCAATTGCTATGGTATTAATTCCTTGATTTGTCTGACCGCTTTGATATCCAACGGCTAATGCATTAGCATTTTGTCCGGTAAATCCTGCTTGGTATCCTATAGAAATAGATTGTGTTCCTTGATTTGTATATCCTGCTTGGTATCCTAATGCAATGGCTCCGGAAAATTGATTAAATGCTCCGGCATTATTACCAATCGCGATTGAACTTTCTCCCTGTCGTTGAAATCCGGCTTGGTATCCTACCGCTACTGAATTTATACCTTGTGTTTGATTTCCTGCTTGTACACCTATAGCAACAGCAAAACTTCCTTGATTTGACTGTCCTGCATTACTTCCTAAATGAACATATCCATTACTTTCAGTTTTCCAAGAGGTTGTTAATGCATCCCAATAAACATAATCAGAATAATAAACTCCATTCGCTACATTTATAAACCCTGCTGATGCTGCCGGACCTGTTGGTCCTGTTGGTCCCTGAAGTCCTGTTGGACCTTGAAGTCCTGTTGGACCTGTCCATCCTGTTGGACCCGTATATCCTGTACTGCCGGTATATCCTGTTGGACCTGTAGCACCAGATGATCCAATTGGTCCAATTGGTCCAGTTGGTCCCGTATATCCAGTCCACCCTGTATACCCCGTGTACCCTGTGAATCCTGTTACCCCCGTTGGTCCTGTTATTCCAGTTGAACCTGTTGGTCCTGTTGGACCTGATAGTCCTGTTGAACCTGTAGAACCAATCGGTCCTGTTACTCCTGTTGGACCTGTTATTCCTGTTGGTCCTATCGGACCTGTATAACCCGTCCATCCTGTGTACCCTGTCCATCCTGTGTACCCTGTGTACCCTGTCCATCCTGTGTACCCTGTGTACCCTGTGAACCCTGTGAATCCTGTGTACCCTGTCCACCCCGTGTACCCTGTGTACCCTGTCCATCCTGTGTACCCTGTGTACCCTGTCCATCCTGTGTACCCTGTGTACCCTGTCCATCCAGTCCATCCTGTAAAACCCGTGTACCCTGTGTACCCTGTCCATCCTGTGTACCCTGTGTACCCTGTGAATCCAGTCCATCCCGTATATCCTGTGTACCCTGTGAATCCTGTCCATCCTGTATACCCCGTATACCCACTATATCCTGTATACCCTGTATACCCACTATATCCCGTAAATCCTGTGTACCCTGTATATCCACTATACCCCGTAAATCCTGTGTACCCACTATAGCCTGTGAATCCAGTCCATCCCGTAAATCCTGTATAACCTGTGTACCCCGTGAATCCAGTCCACCCCGTATACCCCGTATACCCTGTAAATCCTGTAAATCCTGTATACCCCGTATACCCTGTAAATCCTGTAAATCCTGTATAACCTGTGTACCCCGTGAATCCAGTCCACCCTGTCCACCCCGTATACCCCGTATACCCTGTAAATCCTGTAAATCCTGTATACCCCGTATACCCTGTGAATCCTGTAAATCCTGTATAACCTGTGTACCCCGTGAATCCAGTCCACCCTGTAAAACCCGTATACCCTGTGAATCCCGTGAATCCAGTCCATCCCGTATACCCCGTATACCCTGTGAATCCCGTGAATCCTGTATAGCCTGTGTACCCCGTGAATCCAGTCCATCCCGTATACCCCGTATACCCTGTGTACCCTGTGTACCCACTATACCCCGTGAATCCAGTCCATCCCGTATACCCCGTATACCCACTATATCCTGTATAGCCTGTGTACCCCGTGAATCCAGTCCATCCAGTGTACCCCGTGAATCCAGTCCATCCCGTATACCCCGTATACCCACTATATCCTGTATAACCGGTAGTACCAAATCCAGTCGGACCTGTATCTCCCGTATATCCTGTATAGCCTGTATACCCTGTAAAACCTGTAGTTCCTTTTCCAGGTGCTCCCGTAGCTCCTGTAGAACCAAGAAAAGTACCAATGTTAGTAAATGTATTTGGAGCGGTAGAACATATATATAATTCTTGATTTATAACATATGCATCTCCAACAACCGCATTTACAGGAAGTTGAGAAGGGTCAGTTAATAATCCTTTAATAAAAATTGTACCTGGGTAAATCCCTCCGATTGTTGTTCCAAATGGTAAATAAATATTTCCATTTTTATATTCTATTCTGGCATTTTGTAAATATATTGAATCAGTTAAATATAAAGCTTTGAAAGGAAATCCTGTTGTCCCTAAATTTATAAGACCTCCTGTTGCCGGTGCTAAATTATATAAAACTGTTCCTCCAAATGATCCAGTCGGTCCTGTTGGTCCTGTTCCTCCTCCTAACGGTCCTGTCGGTCCTCTCACTCCGGTAGGTCCAATATTTCCTGTTGGTCCTGTTGGTCCCGTTGCCCCTCCTGTCGGTCCCGTATACCCCGTATACCCTGTATACCCTGTGTACCCTGTATACCCTGTGTACCCACTATATCCTGTGTACCCACTATATCCCGTATACCCTGTATACCCTGTGTACCCACTATATCCCGTATACCCTGTGTACCCACTATATCCCGTATACCCTGTGTACCCACTATATCCCGTATACCCTGTGTACCCACTATATCCCGTATACCCTGTATACCCACTATACCCACTATAACCCGTATACCCACTATAACCCGTATACCCTGTGAAACCCGTATACCCTGTGAAGCCCGTATATCCTGTGTACCCTGAATATCCTGTGTACCCTGAATATCCTGTATAGCCGGAATATCCTGTATAACCGGAATATCCTGTATACCCTGTGTACCCTGTGTACCCTGTGAAACCAGTAGGACCAGTAGGTCCGAGAACATCAGTAAAACATAATTCTTTTGTAGAAGTATTATATGCCACGACACGTAAAGGACTAGAATAATAATCAAAATATTGCAATGCATTGATATAAAAGGAATTTATTAGTTGAATACTTAATCTTTCTTGAATATTTGATATTTTTATAGGTACAGGACCATTATAATAGGGGTTATTAGTAGAAATTAAAGATTCTAATCTCCATTTCCAACAAATTTCTGCTTCTATTTGATATCTTTCGCTTTCTGATACACTTCTATTGATAATAACCATTTCAGCAATACATGCAGCAATAGCAAATGTTATATTACCATTATAAGAATTAATAAATAATGTAGAATTATATGTTCCACTATAATCTGATGATGGACCTAAATAATCAACTCCATATGTTTTTACTCCATTTATGTAAGAAGTAATAAAATTTGTATTACTTGGATCCATTGAAATAAATTCAAGTAATTGCCATGTATCTTGTACCGTTGCCTGAAATCCTTGTTTGAATTTAGAAATATAATCACCATTATTATTATATTGACTAATACTATAATTATTTAATAAACTTGGATAATAACTTGCGAGAGTATAAAAATTTTCTGCAGATGTTGTACTTTGTGCCTGAATCATTGGACTTGAAACATTTTGTTTGATGGGATAATAAAGTAAAAATACGGAAATCCCTGACCTATTTACAGGAAATGATGGTATTGTACTATATTGTCCTTTTACATAAGAAACAATACCCATATTATTAAGGGCGCCTTGAATATATAAAGGTCTATTTCCTGCTAATGGAGATGTAGCAACGTGTCCATTAACATAACTTGGCCATGCATCAACTGGGTCAGCCGTGTCATATGTTCCTGATAAAGTAGATGCATCTAACCAAAGTTCAACATTTGGTATTGAAGAAATAAAATTAAATGGTCCAGCATTAGCAAAATCACCTAATTCTATCGAACCAGTAGTTTGATATGGTGAACCAGTTGGACCACGAGGACCGGTATTTCCCGTCGGACCAGTTGGTCCGAGTGGTCCTGTAAAACCAGTATGACCTGTTGGTCCAGATGGACCTGTTGAACCTGTAGGACCTGTCGGACCAACAGGTCCTTGTGGACCGGCGATTTGACCTATATTAGTCCATGATGAAAAAGTAGAATAGACCCATAAATCACTACCGATTATATAAGCATCACCAATTGTTGCAGATGGTGGTAAATCTATCGGCGATGCTTTTTCACCTAATATCTTTATTGTACCAATAGTAACACCACCAATCATTGTCCCAGCAGGAAGATTTATAATATTTCCATCAGATGTTATTGGAATACCGTTAATATAGATAGTATGAGAAAAAATATTACTGAATTCTAAAGAAGATGTACCTAATGAATAAATACTATCATTATCAGGTATGATATCATTTATTAGAGTTCCATCTTCCAATAAAACACCAACATTTGCGATTGGTCCAGTAGGACCTGTTAAACTTGGGATTAATCTAATGACTTCATATTTTACTCTTTCGATTAATGTTTCTAATGTTGTATCATTTATTTTGAAATCCATTTTAATATATTCAAATATAAAATTAAAAAATTAAGAAATAGTATATGAATGATATAAAGAAAAATATGAAAAAAGTTTTTTTAAAAAAAATTCCGCTAAATAAAAATGCTTCCGTTGTTATCAACAGAAATCGAAACACCTACGTCTTTTCTGAAACTGTATTCATTCCCAGATGAAGAATTATTAAATAATTGTATAAAAGAAGTAAAAGAAAATAATTTATCTACCCATCGTTTTAGAAAAGTCGGTTTCTTTTCCGATGATTTTAAAGGAAATTATGTATATGGAAAATCAATTGTCGCGAAAACTAAACGTCTATCACCATCTTTGAAAACAATTTTAGATATGATAAATGAACAATTCGAAACCGATTTTAATGGAGTTTTAGTTAATGAATATGATAATGGTAATCAATTTATCGAAAAACATCGCGATAGTAAAAATCATCCAAAAATCGGCGTTTTAATAATTTCTTATGGTGCTACAAGAACTTTTAGAGTATTTGATAACCATAACAAAATTACAGAAATACCATTAATGCATGGACAAGTTTTACATATGAGTGAAAATTTCCAAAAAGAATTTGAACACGATTTGAAAAAAGAACCCGAAGTTAAAGAAAAACGATATTCATTATCATTTCATAAATATATGAATTTAGGAATTTATGAAAAATAAAAAATGTTAAAATTATATATTTCTTTAAATATAAATGAATAAACGAAGTGATGGAAGAAGACGTAAAAGTAAACGTCGTAGCAAACGCAGTAAAAGATGTAAATCTCTTTTAGGTAAAAAAATCGGAATTAACATTCACGAAGGAATTTACGCTAATAAAGCACAAGCTATTGCAGTGGCTTACAGTCAAGTTCGCAAAAGATATCCATCGTGCAGAAGAATTTTAGGTAAGAAAAGACGAAGTAAAAGACGTAGTATCAGACGAAGTAAAAGAAAAATAATGGATGGTGCGCAAATTGTTGGTACAGGACACAATGGTTTATTAAATGATGCAGAACAACAAAATTTTCAAAATATTTTTAATGATACTAAAGCTAAATTATTCAATAGTATTACAATAAAAAAAAATGCTGAAAGTACTGCTGGAGCTGTTGGAATCGACAATTATGAAAATATTTATATTCACAAACATTTCAATTTCATAAATAATAATATGTATGTTTTGCATAATGGTGAAGCTATTATTAGATTTTTAAAAAACCAAATAATGAATTATGATTTATCAAACATACAACCTTCAGGAGCAGGAGCAACTAATGAAGATGTTTAAACTTAATAAATTTATAAGAAAAAAATCTTATAAATTAAAATGGATTTGAAGAAAAATATTATCATCGAATTAACAAAATATAAAACCGATGCGCAAATCAAAAGTGAAACTTTTAAAGTCCGTGCCTATGATAAAGTTATTAAAAATATAGAAAATATAAATGAAAATATTATTTCTTACGAACAAATCGAAAATATCGAAGGCGCTGGAAAAAGTATTAAAGCAAAATTAAAAGAAATCGTAAATGAAATCAAACAAAAAGAAATTAAAGGAAATGAAAAAGAACTTTTTCAAGATTTATTAAAAATTTACGGTATTGGACCAAAAAAAGCTAACGATTTAATCAATATTTATAAAATATCAAGTATCAACGATTTACGAATGAAATCCGAAAACGATTCATCGATTCTTACAAATTCGCAAAAAATCGGTTTACGTTTTTACGAAGACCTTTTAGAAAGAATACCACGTTCTGAAATGTTAAAACACCAAAAAATCATTAAGAAAGGAGAAATTGTCGGAAGTTTTCGTCGAAAAGAACCATCAAGCGGTGATATAGATGTTATGTTATGTATGGGTATCAATGAATTTAATGAATTTATTGACAATCTCATTGATAAAAATTATATCAAATATGTTTTAGCACGCGGTGATAAGAAAATGCTTGGTATTTGTTCTCTAAACACGTCATCAAAACATCGACGGATAGATTTAATTAGAAATACAGAAGAAGAATATCCATTTATGAAATTATATTTTACAGGTTCAGCAAAATTTAATGTAGTATTTCGACAACATTGCTTGAAAAAAGGATTAAGTTTGAATGAACATGGATTCACACCACCAGTAAAAGGTTTGAAAACAGAAAAAGATATTTTTTCTTATGTTGGTCTTGAATATGTTGAACCAGAGAATAGAATTGATGAAAATTCATTAAAACAAAGTTAAAGAAAAATTAAAAAAAACTTTGTTTATAATAAATGTCATTATCAGATTTCAAAGTTCAAAATACATTTAATACACAAATAGGTACTGATTTAAATTATAATCAATTACCTGAATATCAAAGACATGTTGCTCTACAAATCGGCGATTTAAAATTATCATTAGGTGGAGAAATTAATGGATGGTTATTATGCAATGGTCAATCTTTATCTATTACAGAATACAAAGATTTATATAATGTTATCGGAACAAATTTTGGTTCTACTGGCGCAGGATATTTTAATGTCCCTGATTTCACTTCTCGCGTCATCGGTATGTTTGGACCATCAGAAGGTGATTCCGAATTAACAATTCGTACTATGGGACAAGCCGTTGGTACTGAAACTGAAACATTGTCTACCGATCAAATACCTTCTCATTATCATATTGGTACAACAGACGGAGCTGGAGGACATACACATACAAGTAATGCATCTGGTGGTTCTGGAACATTCGCAGACCCTGCAACTGGTCTTGCAGTGGCAAATAGTTTAGGAACAACAATTACTACAGATATTACAAATGGAGAAGTTAATACTAAAATAACACCGGTTGCATTGACAATAGATGCTGTTCCAAATCATACACATACTTTTACGACACAAAATACAGGTGGAGGACAAGCACATAATAATATGCAACCAACTTTGTTTGGAACAAGAGTTTTAATTTTTGCAAAATGGTTAGAAAAAGTTAATATGACACAAATAACATATAAATATTAAAAAACATTTTATAACAAAATTGTTATAAAATCTATGAAGATGTTAAACATGCTAATTCATTTCTAAAAATCGAATTATCAAGTTGCATCGTTGCTATTTGATATATATACGGACTATATGTTTCAAATTTATTAACATCTATTTTTCCATCTTTATCTGTCCATAACGATTGTGCAACAGTATATGATTTACTTGATATACCTGCATCTATTAACATATTTGTCAATTTCATTGCTTTAACATCTTTTTCTATATTTCCATCGCTATTCTGAAATTTGAAAATATGACGACTTGTATCAGAACAAATATAATTTTTATTTTTATTATCGTCTTGTAACATTGTGTTAACAGCAAACAAAGCAACACCTTTCTGACCATCAGAAACATAATCTTTATTCAATTTTTCATCAATAATTTGCTTTATACGTTCTGGATCATCAAAGAAATTATTAACTTTTATTTTATTATTTGTACTTGTGCTTGTTTTAGGTTGCATAGCCAATTTCTGAACAATCTCGCGATCTTGTAAATATATTCTATTTTCAATTTCTAATTCCATTATACGCAGTTTTAAATTTTTTATTTCTTCATCTTTTTCACACATTTTTTCTATTTGTTCATCTTTTTCAGATAATATTTTTTTTATTTGTTCATCTTTTTCAGATATTGCACTTTTAAATTCATTGTTTTCAATTTGTAAAGTTTTAATTTCTTCATTTATTTTTTTTTTACATGTTTTATTATGTATCTTAATTGTTTGTTTTGTAAATGTTTTATTACAAAAAGAACAATTAAATGTTTCAATTTCATGTTCGACTTTTTGTTTCTGTATAATTTGACATTTTTTATTTGTCTTTTTATGATATCTAAGATTACTAATATTACTAAAACTCTTATTACAAAATTCACATTCAAGTTCCATTTTATTATGTAAAAACATAATTTTAAATTAACATTTTTTGATTAACATTTTTTTGATTAATTAATCATTTTTTTGATTAATTAATCATTTTTTTGATTAATTAATCATTTTTTTGATTAATTAATCATTTTTTTTGATTAATTTTGTTAAATTTTCGCATTTTACACTCGATAAAATAGTTTAGTTTTTTTATAATTCAAGATATACTAAAATATTGTTTATCTAGTTTCAAAAATAAAAATTTTCAAAAATTGTGTGTGTGTGTGGACGGATTTTTGGAAATCCTATAAAATCGATAAAAACATTTTCCGGAAAAAACTTTTGCAGAAAATGTTTTTAGAAAAAGTTAAATTTTAGAAATTAAAAAATTTTATTTTTTGAAATGAATTATTTTTGGATTTTTATTTTCTAAAAAAACAATGAAAAAAGTTTTTAAAAAAATCTCCTGATATAAATTTATTCGATTTAAAAATTTATATCATCTAAATAAAATAAAATGAAATGTTGGATATCTGATTGTAAAAATGAAGCTGAATATAATTATCAATATTATTCGTATCCAGAATATTGCAAAAAACATAAAAACAATCAAATGATATACAAAAATGAAAATATATGTGTTATATTATAATTCATCTACTATAATTTGAAATTTTTCGTTTTCTGGATAATGAACGTTTAGGAGATTTTATCGTTAACTCACCTCTCAATTTTGAAATTAATTTATTTCTTAAACTTAAAACATTTTCTTTAATAATACTTCCGTCATTATTAAATAATTCTTTATCACAAATATATACACTATCTTTAATATCTTCGATTTTCTCTATTTTTATATCTGATAAGTTCTCCGCAAGATTATATAAAATATCTTCTGCTGAATTATAATTTTTGAAAAATGAACGCTTTACTGGAACGTTTTTTTCCACTTGAAAATTACAACCTTCTTCATAAATACTTATCAACCGTTTTATATCATTTTCATTATTTGTTAAATTTCGAAGATATGATTTATTTCCGGTATATTTATATATGCTACATAATATTTTCATCATATCTTTGTTTTCAATAAATACATTATCTTGAGAATAAACATCATACATATCTAACGATTTATTATCTCCAAGTCGTTTTACATACGATCTATCAAAATCATAAATGTGAACAAAATATTTTACTTTTAAAACATATTTTCGTTTATTAATAAAATAAACAAGTATTCGTGGTTTGTCTAACGTCCGAACCATTATATTTCCAGAATGTAAATCATTATGCGTCATTTTTGTTAACGACATTGTATAACAAGCCACGAATATTTGAAATATTATATTATAAATATTCCTTTCTTGAATATCCGATGTTCGTAATATATCGTGGAAATTATTAACATTATCATATGTTTCTGTTAAATTGATATCAAATTGTAAATTATCAAAATCATACTTGTCAATATTTTCATATTTACTTGTTTCATCGAAATTAATGTTAGATAAATCATAACTTAAAATGTTATTTGTAATACTACGTTTCAACTTTTTTCTAATTTTTTCTGGACTCGATTTCTTTTCATATTTACCATATAACATATCATATAAATTATCATATGTGCACATAGTTCCACTACCAAGAGACCGTATGAAATTAGGACAAATATCATAATTAACAATAGGAGTAATAATATCTCTATAAACTTTTGTTTCATAATTCAGACCTTGAACTGCATATTTTAAATATTTGTTAGAATAATTATTATTATCAAAAAAAGACAAATTTGAATAAATTTTTAAAAACGCTTTTTGAATTTTTTTCTTTTTGTCATAAACATTATTTTTGAATTTTATTATCCACGCATCTGTAGGACTTGCTCCTGTTCTTAATGTTTTAACCGATTTTATATATTTATGAATTTTACAAACATCAAAATTTTCATCAATTACAACCATTTTCTTTTTTAACAATATTTTTTTCATTTAAAAACAAAAATTTATAATAAAAAATGAAAACTTTACTCTCTCTATTTTATCTCTCTTTTTCTTCTTTATGTTATTCATTGACTATCAATGATTCATATTATGAACAATTTATCAATTTTGCAAAAACTCATAATAAGCAATATTTTATTGATGATTTTTTACACCGATATTCAATCTTTGAAAATAATTTAAATATCATTAATCAACATAACGAACAAAATCATTCTTGGAAAATGGATATTAATAAATTCGCTGATTTAACTGCATCTGAATTCAAATCTCGTAATATTTGTTATTCTCGTAATTTACAAGATAAAAATTACACCAATTTTGATAATTCTATTATTATTTCTCCTTCTGAATTGGATTGGGTTTCTAAAGGAGCCGTAACACCAGTTAAAGACCAAAAACAATGTGGTAGTTGTTGGGCATTTTCAACAACTGGTTCAGTCGAAAGTGCATATTTTATTTCTACCGGAAAATTAGTTTCATTAAGTGAACAACAATTGGTAGATTGTTCTGGTTCTTATGGTAATGAAGGATGCAATGGCGGTGAAATGAGTGATGCAATGTCTTATATTAAGGATAAAGGTATTTGTTTAGAAAAAGATTATTCATATTCCGCTTCAGATGGAAAATGTAAAAAGTGCAAATCACAAACAAAAATTGATTCATTTGTCGATGTTCCAGCAAATAATGAGACTGCATTATTACAAGCAGTATCATTACAACCAGTTTCCGTAGCGATTGAAGCTGATACATCTGTTTTTCAGTTTTATAGTTCTGGAGTTATGGATTCTAAATCATGCGGGACGCAATTAGACCACGGAGTTTTAGTTGTCGGTTATGGAACAAAAGATGGTAAGGATTATTGGAAGGTAAAGAATTCTTGGGGAGCATCTTGGGGAGATAATGGATATATTTTGATTGGAAGAAATTCAAACGCGAAAGAAGGAATTTGTGGAATCGCAATGGAACCAATCTATCCAATTATAAAAAGTACAATTCAATAAAAAAATCTGTTTTTAAAACTCAATGAGTTTTAAAAATTCATCACATTATTTCTCCAACTATTTTCAAATTTCCTTCGCACATTATAAATCTAGTCCCGCTTTTTAAATATTCAGGTCGATACTTAAATTTCAATTTTGCAATTGCTGAATCATTTGTTCTTAATATATTATCATCTTCTATGTTATCTAAATTTCTCGCATTTTTCTTTTCTTTAATTTCCAATATTTGAACTGTCTGTCTTATTGAATTTATACACAACAATGGCTCATATCCTATTTTAATTGTTGTTGAATGTGAACGCATCACATTTATCTTTGCGTAAAATGTAGAAATTGATATTTGTTCTGATTTCGGTGATATCAATACTATCCCTTTTCGCAATATTTTCTTGTCTATTTTCTTCAATGCAACGCAAACATAGCCACCATAAGATACCGATTGAACATTGACCTTTTTTGAATGAAGCGATTTTACCATAACACTTTCATATTTACCATCATCTAATGGACCTATTAATAAATTATCAGATACTTTAATCGTTCCAGATAATAAATGTCCTCCAAGTACAATTCCAACACCTTTCACTTGAAAAATATTATCAACAAAATATTCAACGCTGTCAGTATTTTCATTTTCTTGTATCGGTTTCTTTCCTACGATATTGAAAAACATCCGCAAGTCATTCAATCCTTTACCCGTTACGTTGCTAATCTGAAAAACCGGTGTTATACTATTACTGTAAATATTTTTTGCGCTTAATATAATATCTTCATTATTCTTAATATGTATAGCAATTCGTCTCACTGTTGGATGTTTCAATAATTTATTGATTCCTTGTATTGTCTCTTCTAAAACATTTTTTTTATCATCACATAAATCAATTTTACTTATTACAAAAATAAATGGAATCTTTAATGTAAGACAAAGAAAAATATGTTCACGTGTCATTTTAGAAATACCATTATTTGCTGCTATCATTATCATGCATATATTTGGTATCGAAGTTGATAGTCCCAATATCGTCGTCTTTAGGTATTTCTCGTGTCCGGCTAAATCGAAAAATGAAATAATCTTTGAACTTCGACTAACAATTTCATTCCACGATAATTTATTAATACTTTGATAATTTACTATCGCACCTTTATGATCATATCCAAGGATTTCATGAGAAATTGATGATGTACGTCCTGTTTTTAGTTCATGGACATAATTGAAAACGGACATTCGCGATAATCCTCTTCCGTTATCTAATTGTCCCGTGACCAAACATCCTATTGTAGTGCTTTTTGAACAGTCGACATTTCCTGCTACACATACTTTAATATCGATATATTTTGATGTATTTTCACGAATAAGGACTTCGTACACGTTTTTATCAACTTTCATCCCTTTTACCGGTGTTTTTGTAAGAATTTGAACAGAATAATTATTTTTTTCAGCAACTATATTTAATATCTTTATCGTTTCTTCATATTCTTCATCTGTTAATCCAAATAATGCACCATTATCTTCGACGCCAAGATTGTAAAAACATTCTCCTTCACCTTGCTCGCATCGATATCTCATCTGTGTTATAAGTTCTTTGATTCTATCATCTGACGACTTATCTAATTTTAATTTGTACTCGACATTTCCGTCTTCAATTTCGGGTTCCATTTATATTGATATATTTTTTTGTTTAAATTAATTTTTAAATTTTAATTTTTTTTTAAGATATATTTATAAATAAATGAATATATTTTTAATAATAACAGTTGTATCATTAGTATTATTTACAATATTTAATAAACAAATATTAGCACTTTTTAAAAGTTCGACGACGACAACACCTCCTCCTACGACAACACCACCTCTTCCTACAACAACACCACCTCTTCCTACAACAACGCTTCCTACAACGACAATACCTCCTCTTCCTACGACAACAACACCTCCTACAACAACACCACCTCCTACGACGACACCGCCTCCTACGACGACAACAATTAAACTTTCATCTGAAAATAGTATCAAACAATCAATAGATTCAGAAGTAAAAGTTTTTGAAATATTAACAGATGATAAACCACAATATATAACATATGCTAAAATGAATGGTATAGAACAACCACCATCACTTCCTGAACCTGAACCAGAAATTATATCACCAGCACCTCCTCCTCCGATTCCTACACCATCTCCAACTCCATCCCCGTTTCCTGTATCATTTCCTACACCATCTCCACCACCTACATCAACAACTCCTTCTCCAGAATATATTATTAGAAATAATATAGATTCTAACGTTAATATAAAATCAGAAACAACAGATACAAAATCTCCATATAAAACAGCAATAGAAATATTATATGGCACAACACCACCTCCAACAACTTTACCATCAGAAGAAACGACAACTTTACAACCTACGGTAACTTTATCGCCTACGACAACTTTACAACCTACGACAACTTTACAACCTACGGCAACTTTATCGCCTACAACTACTTTACAACCTACAACTACTTTACAACCTACGGCAACTTTACAGCCTACGACAACTTTGTTCCCTACGACAACTTTATCGCCTACGACAACTTTACAGCCTACGACAACTTTGTTCCCTACAACAACTTTACAACCTACGACAACTTTGTTCCCTACAACTACTTTGTTCCCTACAACTACTTTATCCCCTACGACAACTTTGTCACCTACGACAACTTTGTTCCCTACGACAACTTTGTTCCCTACGACAACTTTGTTCCCTACAACAACTTTACAACCTACGACAACTTTGTTCCCTACAACAACTTTACAACCTACGACAACTTTGTTCCCTACAACTACTTTATCCCCTACGACAACTTTATCCCCTACAACTACTTTATTACCTACGACAACTTTACCCCCTACGACAACTTTATCGCCTACGACGACAACTTTACCACCTACACCTACGACAACTTTACCTCCTACACCTGAACAATTTGCTAAAGAATTAATTGCTACATCATCACTTCCAATACTTGAAATAATAACAAATCCAACATTTGTTTATGATACGAATTACATAAAAGATTTATACCCCGAAACAACATAAACTATTTTTTATTTTCTGACAAAATGTAGTAACATAATTTTCCGTTTTTATAATTATTTCTTTATTATCAAGTGATATCATTGTATCAATTACATTTGGTAATATATTATCTATAAAATTATTTAATATTTGCGCTTCGGCTGAATCCGTAATATTATGTTCTACAAATTTTTTTAAAACGAAAATTACAAATTTCTTTTTATCTACATTGGCGATATTTTTGTGAGAATTTATAATTTTCATCAGCAAAACAACATAACTAACTATATTTGTTGAATCGATTTTTTTAGAATAAATACTATTATATAATTCACGAATCGCATTTTGTTCGTCTGCGGTCATTTTATCATCATTTACAAAATCAATTATATCAATTAAGATTTCGGTCATTTTATAAAAACAAATTTTTTTATTTTCTAAATTATATTTTGACGGACAAAACTTTTTTATTACTTTTATATATCAATTCGCCTACAACTTCACCTTTTTCGACATTTCGGCAAAATGTATAATCGACTTTTATATCTTTCAAATTTTTGTATTTTGTATTCGTTTTACAAATTATGGCAGTCTGTTGAATTATGTCTGGATTTGGAAAAGTGTCGAATTCGTTTTTTAAGATGACATAGCATGACGGAAACGAATGTAAATGGAATAATATATCGGTTGGATTACTTTCTGAAAGAAGTTGCCAGTTTTCTTTAGCATTTGAACCAACGAAACATTGATAATTTGAATTTTCTAAAGTAATTGTTTTCATGATTTAAAATAAGAATATTTTAAATTATTTTTTGTATAAAAAAGTTTCAAGATTAATTATAAAAACAAAGGGGTTTGAAATTGAACATTTTTATTTTATTTCAAGAAATTTCCAAATATATCCTTTCGGATCATTTTTTTTACCATATAAAAATTTTCTGCACATGCTTACATTTAATTTCATCTCTTTTGCCGCTTCTGTTATACTTGTAAAACTTTTATATAATTTATCGTTCTCATATACCTCGACATGACGCATATATTTTTTATTTGGAACATATACATATCCCTTTATATCTTCGGTATTATTTCTATCTTCTAAATACCTCCATAAAAATCCATGTGATAAAAAACTTTTTTTACATGCATTAACTATAGATTCTTTAGAACCATTAACTTGCCGTGCGGCTTCGGTTGCTGATTCATAAGTTTCAATATATTTTCCATCTCGATCGTATTTAGCTACTGGTTTTTTAACAAGATTATTTTTAATTGGTTCTATTTTTTCTCCTTCTATATGTTCTGACGCAAATCTGAACACAAAACCTTTTACTGAATTCATTTTCTTATTACATAATCCTCCTATTTGAGATGTAAATAGACCTGTGCTTTTTGAAGCTTCAATAATACTTGGGAATTTTGTTATATAATTCCCATTCATATCATATTGAAAAACGCTTTTCGTATTAATTTCTCTAAGACAATCAATACAAGATAAAGTATACCCAAATCCACTATTTTTAAAATTATCGTTATTCAATACTTTAACAACCCCGCATTTATCGCATTTTCGATGTGGAATTAATTCTGTTGCGGGCGCGGGTTGTGATTCATGTCTTTCTAATAAATCCTGAATCTGAACACTTTTAAATAAATTAATTCGTGTATAAATTTGACCAATAACTTTAGAAATATCAAAATCTTCAGCATCTGGGTTAAATCTAACCCAATTATCATCTGTTAATTCTAATTCCTTATTAACATAATCCATTCTTTCTCTCTCTTTATAAGGTTTTCTATCAGCATGACCATTTTCATCACATTCTACGACAATTTTATAGTCTGGGAAATATAAATCAAGGTAATATCTACCAACTTTAAATTGGTCTTCAAATTTTTCAGTTTTAAAAGCATTTGTTAGCGCTGATAGGGTTTGTTGTTCTTTGGTTAAAGTTTTACGATTTGTAGTTACGATTCCGAAACTTTTAAGTAAATGAAGTACATCAGGAGAAATACGCTTACGAGTCTTGATGAGAATCTCAATTGCGCCATCACGTGTGATTAAAACAGTACGAGGGTCTAACTCAGGTTCTTTGATACCTGGGTAATCTCTGAATTCTAAACGATTACATTTAGAAACATTTTTTATAATCACATCTCTTGTATTTTTATATCCTAAAAGAGATGCTATTTCATATCCAACAAAATATTCAAAGTAAAGTCCATTGCTAATATATGAATAACTAACAAGTTCTTTTTTTTCAGACATAATTTCAGACGCAATATCAGTGTCTGAATCGTCATTAGACTTAATATCAGATACATTATCAGTGTCTGATTCGCTAATAAATACAAGTTCAAAATCTTGATTTTCCATTTTTATTAATAAAATCATTTCTTTAAATAACTAAGTCGTAAATAAAAAATAAAACGACTTAGATTATAAAATTTTAAATTCTAAGTCGTTTCGTTTTTTAAAGTTATAATTATTAAAATATACTGGAAACCAGTCTTAATTCATTTTAAGTTTATATTTTAACATACACCCAAACCACATTTCAGTCTCTTTTTAAAACATACAATTGTAAGTCCATCCTATAGCTTGAAATAGTTGATTTGCGATATCATTGTGGAAATTCAGTCTATCAACCGTTTTTAATATCGAAAAATCTTCTTTTTTGCATGGATGCTTATGTTTTATAAGTAAAATATAAAGTAGGAACTGTGTATTGATAAAGTTCTTTCGATCTATATTTTTATACATTTTATCATACATATCTGTAAGTACATCAAAGTCTTCTAACAATTTATCCTCAAGATATCCAATATCATCAGGTTTGATTCCTGTCAAATTATAATGTATCAAATTTGTATTCTCATAATGCTTTGAATATCCAAGGTCTTTTAAGAATATATTAATATGTTCTTTAGTAATGTTTTTGAATCTTTCGTTCTTTGGAATACTTTTATCACTGGAAATAAGGTGATGAAGTTCAAATTCTTTTTCGAGATCATCGTATACTTTTTGGATAACAGTACTGTTTTGTTTTCCTTGATACTGGTTTATACAGTCGCGGAAATGAATGCGTCTATCGTACAGGTATTTCGAGCTTATATTAATTCGATCAATATCCTTATACGAACTCACGTTCTTTAGAATAAATTGTTGCGCTGAACAATTTAAACAAATGTAAATGTTTCCGTCCTCAATGTCAAATTCTTTATTATTACAGTTTTTGCAGACATTTTTGTCTTTTTTTTCGATATTAATTTTTATTTCGACATATTTGTTGGAGATTTCAATATAACTATTAATGATAGCCGTTTTTTCTTTGTTAGATTTATTGGATTTTCCGATAAAACTCATTTTAACAGGTTTGTTTAAAATTTCTTTATATTTTTCTATAAGGTCGGCAGTTTCAAATATATAAAAATTTTTAGAATGGTCGGTTTCAAGGTCAATAATATATTCCGATAATTCTTTTTCATTTTTTACAAGAGATTCTTTAAGATTAGGACGTAAATCAAGTTTCAAACAATTTTGTATATCCTCTAATTTGTTTTTATATTCGGGTAATTTTTCTTTTTCATCTTTGAAATTTTGCAAAATTTTATTATCAATATACAAAATATCTATTTCTGACATTATTTTATATGAAAATTGTTATTGTTTTAAATGTAAAATATGAAAAATGATATAAAAGATGTAAAAATACTAAATGTTAATTTTAACACGTGAATGTAAAATTTTACAAAATTAAAATACATTTTGAAAAACAGATTTAAAGAAATAAAATATATAATAAAAATAGATTTTAATAACATGGAGAACAAATTAGATATCGTACAGATTATCGATAATACACCCGTTAAATTATTTAACGATGCGTATAAGAATACAATTATTCAAAAACTGTCGGAAAATTTTGATACAAACGATCAAAAACTTTTTTTAACAAGTTTTTATTGTTTTCTTAACTATGATACGAAGAAAGATTTTGTCATTGATTTTGATACAGTATGGAAATGGTGCGGGTTTACAAGAAAAGATAACGCTAAAACACTCTTAACTAAACATTTTACAATTGAGATTGATTATAAGGTTCAAAATACTTTTCCTGCGTCGGCAGGAAAAGTCAATTATACCGTAAATAAAGGTCAAAATACTTTTACGGAGACTTCCGCAAAAGTCAATGAGACTGCAAATAAGGTTGCTCCTGCTAACGCAGGAAAAGTCGAAATGGGTAGACCATCAGAAACAATTTTATTAACCATAAATACTTTTAAGAAATTCTGTTTAAAAGCAAATACGTCTAAAGCAGATGAAATACATGACTATTATATTAAATTAGAAGGAATATTACATGAGATAACAATAGAACATAATAAACGATTAGAATTGGAGAATCAGATTAATTTGGATACTATTTCTAAATTAAATAATAAATTAAATAGAAAACAACGAGCAAAATATGAATTAACAAATTGTGTTTACATTATAAGTAATGATTTATTTAAAGGTTATTATAAAATAGGTAAATCATCATCTTTTAATAATAGATTAAATACTTATGCTACTGGAGCACCAATTGATTATAAAGTAGATTATTTACATAAAGTAAGAAGTAAAAGTGAAGAAACTACAATAGAAAATATGGTTCTTCAAATATTGAGTTCATATAGAGTAAAAAATCATATGGATCAAGATAGAGAATGGATAAAAGGTATAGATTTGGCAACTATTAAAAATGTTATGAATAATTGTATAAAATTCATTAACGATAATAGACAGCAATATGATATTAAAAAAGAGGAAAAAAATGGTTTTGAAGAAAAAGAAGAAGAAGAAAAAGAAGAAGAAGAAAAAGAAGAAGAAAAAGAAGAAGAAAAAGAAGAAAAAGAAGAAAAAGAAGAAGAAATTATCGTAAACGAAGAAAACGATGACGACTATGTTGAAAATGATGTTGAAGATTCTTCTTTAAAAAGAAATAATTCTAAATACAATCTAAATAATATAGAAATTAAAAGTAAAAATAATCCGATTGATTTTGATAAATTTGTATCTGATTATTGTGAAACAGGTAATGATAGTTTTTACGTAATACAATCAGATTTGAAATTAGCATATAAAATTTGGGGTCGAACAACATTAGATTTAATCGTAAAACAATTTATGGCATATATGAATGAGCATTATAAAGATACAAGAATTATTATTGATAACCAAAAACGACATGTTTTTAAAGGTATAAAATTAAAACCTTTAAAATATAAATCACAATTTAATTTTGATTTTGAAGAATTTATTGAAAAAGAATGCGTAGTAGATTATTTACATAAAATAAGCTATAATGATTTTTTTCATTATTTCATTGAATGGAAGAAATCATCAGAACCTACATTTAAATTAAATAAACATGATATGAAAAATATAAAAGAAATTTTAGAAAATTGTTTTTGTAGAGGACGTGTTATCAATTCTACACAAAGTAAAACAAAAAATTTATACGGAATGCTAGGAGTAGGTATAAAACATAATAATTATGGTATTGTTGATACGAAAAGACAAAATAAAATTGTAAAAGAAATCGATGTTATTACAAATGAAATTATAAAAGAATATGATTCCATTATTGCTTGCGCAAATGAATTAAATATCGTAAATTCAACTTTTAGTAATTATATTAGAAATAAAACAGTGATAAACGGTAAATATTACACTATAGATTAAATTATTAAACGTAAAATATATGTTTAATAATTAAAAATATTCATTGATGAATAATATTAAATTTAATAATTTCTTTCAATCTTTCTACACAATAATTACTGTATTCTTCTACGCAATGGTTAAAATTATAACATCTTGCAAATTCATCTTCAATATCTTCAAAATCATCATTTTCATAATTTTCATCAAAAAACCTGTCTTTAAGCATTTTTTTATAAAAATTCGCGTAAATCATACTACAGTTGTAATTAGCACTAATAATTTTTATATTATTAACAAAATTTGTTTTGAACCAAATTGTTATAAAACCTATAAATTTATCATAATTTATCCAATGATATTCCGAGTCATGTTCCGTCATGATTTCAACTTTTTGAATTTGACGTTGTTGTCGTTGAGAAACTTTTCTAATATAAAATACTTTATCAGTATCAACATCTGTAATTTTAATATTAACTAAATATTGTATATCTCCATTAGTTAATATCTCGGGTTTATTATGGTGAATATTCTTTAACGTATTTGACGCTTTCAAATAATCACCTTCACTCATATGTTTTTCACATAATTCTAAAATCTCGTTTAAGCTCATTATAATCTGTTATCTGATTTTTATTTCAGAAATATGAATTAAAAATCAATTTTTTTTTTATTTATATAATTATGGATTTTTAAATTATTTTTTAAGAAAAAATTGAATTTTATTTTATAATTTCTAAAATTATAAATAAAAATGTCATCACCACAATATAATTTACCGAGTACTGTTATGTCTTTCATTGATAAACAGCAGTGTCTTTTATATGAAAAAGGTAGATAGTATTGCAAAAAACTGGACTATAATTTATAAAGGAGGGAAAATAATAGTTGCAAAACCGAGTTGTAATCTTGGTAAACCTACTAATTACATATGCAGAAAAACAAATGTAATAGATAATTATATAACGAGACATTCAGAAGTGCAAGCGCTTGCATGTATTAGAAAAATAAAGAAGCGTAAAATAGAATCAAAACTAAATATAGTTAATGTTAGATTTTCTCGAGATGGTGAGATAAAAAATTCGAAATGTTGTTCACTATGTGCAAAAGTTTTGCATCGTTTTGGAATTAAAGAAGTTATATATTCAACTGATAACGGAAATTTTGTAAAAGAAAAAATTAATATTTTACTTGAATCATCATTACCAAGTAAAGGAAGTTTATTGATTAAAAATAAAATTTTGTGATTTTTTATACAAATCATGTATAAAAATTAAGTTTTTTACCAACAAGAAGATGGTTTATTAACTGTAGAATATATAAATAATCCAGTATCATTAAATGATAAAGCACATTTCCATCCTAAACCTTCTAATTCTTTGATTACAATAAAAACAATATCTCTTATAAGTTTTTCATTTTTATTGGTCATGTGTTGTTTACAAAACACATCCAAATCAATATAGTTATTTTCGTCTTTTTCAGTATGATAATTTTTTAACATATGTAAATATATATGTTCTCTAAATAAATTCAAAATACGTTCATTATTTAAATCGGCAAAATTATGTTTATTTGATACCGAAAGTAATTTTGGAAAACTATTCATTTTTTATTTTTATTTTATTCTTTTAAATTAAGGTTTCTTGAATAAAAAATAAATAAGAACAACAATAACAACACATACGGTCAAATTTAAAAACCAATTTGACCATTTTACGCAAATATTTTTAAAACTTTTTTTTTCTTTTATATCTTTATCGTATTCTTCGTCGTTTGCAAATGCCGATGGCACATCAACAGAACACATTGTACAAAACTCTTCTTTAGTATTACCATCCATTTATTATTAGTAAAGAAAATTTTTTACAACTTTTCAATTATTTGTTTTTTTAAATGTTAATTTAAAGACAAAGTTTTTTATATATATAGAATTACAGATTCCAAAATCCTTTTGATTTTGAAATAATTTTTATTTTCTAAACTTTTATAAAAAATGGAATATTATATTGAATTACTTGAATTTGTGTTAAATACACTTATCAATGAGAAATATAAGTCTACTATTATTGACATTTTGAACGAATTCAGACCAAAAATATATGATTATAATATTCTAAAACAAATGAATATTATTATCGAAAATATTGAAAATGGAAGTAAAAACGAAGAAAAAGAATTTTATATTCTCAAAGAAATGTTAGAAACAATAATTTACAAAAAATAAAAAAAAATCTTTAAAATAAATGAATAATATAAATTTAGTTCCTTCTTTTCCTTTAGATTTAGATAAAATCATTAACAATCCGGTAAATATAGTTTTAGCAGTAATTCTCGTTGATATAATTGCTTTGATTTCAGCAAGAAATAATTTAGTTGGTAAAGTTATAAACGAATGGTACGATAAGTTCACTATAGGTGCTTTTACAGCAGATGTATGTTCGATGATATTTCTTATTTACATTTCATTAATACTTTTCAAATATGTTTTAGTACCAAAATTTAATATACCATTTAATTTATTTACTTTTCTAATATCTATTGTTGTAATTCAAATGATTCATGATTTTATATTTGCACTAATCATTATGAAATATCCTGAAACACAAAATGATATGGTAAATGTTTTTAAAAAATATATTGATGAAGGTAGTTTCATTATACTTTTTGTCGACGCACTTATGATGATATCATGTGTCTTATTAATTTCTTTATTTTATTATTATTTTGACAGCAATCTGATTATATATTTATTGTTAAGTTTATCTTTATACTTTGCAATGTTTTTGATTTACCACTAAACAAGAAATTCTTTTATATTTGCAATACAAGTTTTACTAATTTTCCTTACTTGATTTTTTGATGTTGTATATGTCAATCCATCCAAACATTTATCATTTTCTTTAATTTGATTGATAAGATTCAATATTGTTTTGAATTCTTTGCTTATGACACTCGCAGTAACTTCATTTACAGATGGAATTTGACATAATACGATATCCATAAAATTATCTTTTGTTATATTTTCATTCTTTTTCTTTTTAATTACTGAAACATATTCTTTTTCTTCCTTCAAACCATTCTTTGGATAATAAGAAATTTTATCTTTTTCTTTATTTAATTTGTAAGTCATATTTAGAATAATATAAGCCGTCTCGTTTATATTTTCACTACGATAAACGGAAAATCCTTTAAAATAATTCAAACTAAACATAGATGAATAAACCATTTGTTTTTGACTTGTCAAATTTCGTGTCGTTCCTTCAATTAGATAAATAATATTATGATTTTCATTTTCTAACGCATTTAAACGAAAGGATTGTTCATTGTATCTACCATCTGTAATACTTGATAAAAGGTCAGAAATTGTTTTACGTTCAATAATTATTTTATCTTCTTCATTATCATTTTGAATTATAATATCACCTAATTCGAGATTTTTTGTAATAATTTCTATATCTTTATCATCCTTTGTCATTGATTGACACGCCTCAATCAATTTTGATTCTCTACAATCTATAATAATTTTCATAAATTTATATATAATTATATAAATTTTTTCTTTAAACCTATTTTTTTATTAAATATCTTCGTCATCATCATCTGTATTTGTAGGAGTACTTGGAATAGGGGATAAAATTGCAAAACCATCTCGTTCTTTAAATATATCATGAGAATTAATCATATCGTTTATTGCATCAGTAATAATTTTCTCTAAATCTAAAGATAATTTAGTATCATCAATTTCGTTCTTGACTTCATCGTTCTTAACTTCATCGTCCTTAACTTCATCGTCCTTAACTTCATCGTCCTTAACTTCTTCGTTCTTGACTTCTTCGTCCTTGACTTCATCGTCTTTGACTTCTTCGTCCTTGACTTCATTTTTTACATTAATATCTTTGTTTTCAATGTCAAGAAAATCAACATTAATTTTAAAAGGTTCAAACGTGAAAGGAGGAGAAATATTTTGTCTCTTTTTATGTTTTCTATCAGTTCGGTCAAGTCTATCTCTCAAAACAGTATTTTCTCTTTTTAATTTTCTAATGCGGTCTCTTAATAAATCTGATTCATCGAAAATTTTAATTTCAGTTTCTATAGAAGGTTGTTGTAAAGTTGGTAGTTTAGTATCTTCGGCAAGATAAGAAAAACAAGCCTTAACAAATAAGAAAATTGAAATGAATAATAAAGCATTTACTAATAAAACGGGATTCATAAATAAAAATATACATAAAATGAAAATAGAAATGTTCATAAAGATATTTTTGAACATTTGTAAAAATTGTGTGATAACAATTTCATCATTTATGTTAATAATTTGTTCTTGCATTTTTCTTTATAAAAATATATTTTTTAAATAAAAAAATTCAAAAAAAATTCATTTCATTTTAAATAAAAAACATAAATTATTTTCTTACAAATATATATTATAACAAAAAATGTATGGTTGTACCTATAATATTTATTTTGGAATTTATTATTATTTATATAAAATACCTAAACCAAAAAAAGTTTTAAAAAAAATACCAAGTAAACAAAAATATCAAATAAAAAAATATAATCAAAAATTTGAAATAACCTTATCACCAATATATGAATAAAAATTAAAAAGATTTTTATACAAATTTCGTATAAAAATTAACCATAATTCAGTTAGAACAAAAAAAATAAAAAAATATATATATATATAATAAATGGCATTCAAACTTGACTATTCGAGTTTATCATCTGATGAAAATCTAAACAGATTTCGTCGTTCTAATCAAATTGGTATGAAAAATCTAAATGTTACTGATGAATTATCTGTCGGTGATATTAAAGTTAAAGATAATCATATGACAATAAAAAATACAAAAGATCCCGTTATTTATTTGGACAGTCAAATCAATATTTTACAATCAGCTTATAGCAATGATGTAGATGTAATTGATACTGATAAAAATACAAGTTTTATAGATTACAGAAATCTTTCAAAAACATATTATTCAAAAATAAGTGGTTCAGGTGATGAAGACCTGTATAGAAGTAACAAATGTGTTGATATAAATAACAATTTATATATCGTTCTTCGTTCTAGAAGTTATGAATTGAATATTTATGATTCAACAAATAATAATGTTCCAGTTGGAGATGTAATAAAACCTGACGATGATGGAAGTACTCGTGATATTGTTATAGTTAAATATAATCATTTAGGTGTATATCAATGGTCTACCTATATTAGTGGAGATTCCGGATTAAATGAACCAACACTTGTATGTGATATTGATGGAAATATTGTAGTGTGTTTTTCTAATCAAAACAGCGGAGAAGATGTAATAAAAATATATGACACAGAAAATAATAATTATGGTGAACCAGCATTTACAGTGACAGATACCGCAAATGATAGTTCTGTTATTGTAAAATACAATTCGAATGGTGTATTTTTATGGACTGTTCATGTTGACGGTGTTTATGAAGAATCAGGTAATACAGTTACTCCAAAAATTTCTTGTGATACAAATGGTAATGTATTTTTAGCACATTCTTTACAAGCAACTAAAGTTAAAATATATGATAGAACTCCAGAAGATTATTTTCAACTTCCTACAGATTTCTTTATTATAAATCATGATAATGAACTCCAAATATACACTCAACCAATTTTCACATATGATACAGGTATAAATAATAGATATAATTATGTTACCATGAAATTCGATAAAGATGGAATGTTTAAATGGATCAATCATATCGAAATGACAACTGACACAGATTATTCACAAGAATGCTATATTGATAATGATATCGATGGTAATATTATATTAACTGGAAATTTTAGGGATGTTTTGAAAGCGTTCAATCCATTAAACACAACATCTATTCCAGATGCAAAATTAATTGCTGAAGTAAGAAGCGCAGGATATGATAATATATTTTTAATAAAATATAATAAGGATGGAAATGTAATATGGTCTACACAAGTAGCGACACAAAATTTGTTTTACGAACAAAATAATAATAGTAGCGTCTCTTACCCAAATACAATTACAGATTCTGATAATAATATTTATTTAAATTTCACAACTTTTACTTTATCATATTTATATGATACTGATGATAACACTTCTTTTAAACATGAAGTTGTAATGAAAACTGGAACTGACAATAGTTTAATGATTGTTAAATACAATAAAAACGGTGTAATTTCATGGTACACAATTGTAGATGGTTTTCAGGATAAATATGATTCATGTGTGGCTATAGAAAATCGTTTTGTTAAAGGTGCTGAAAATTCCAATCTTTATTTAGCAGGCACATTTAACAATAATTTAAATTTTTATAATTCAACTGATGTAACTCATGTGGCGTATACTTTATCTTATGATGATGCTAATGGTTCAAATGTATTTATTTCTTGTTTTGACCAAGATGGTATGTTTTCATGGGCTACAAAGGCAGCGACAGCAGTAAATAATTTTGGAAGTGCTAACGATATTACTATTTCAGCTGATAAAGATGGTTATGTTTATTTAATTGGTGAATATAATATGTTATTAAATATTTACGATGTTCAAAGTAATAATAAACCTGTTGCTACTTTAACAAAATCAAATGAAGATAATGAAGATGAAGATATATTCATTATAAAATATAATAGATATGGATTATTAAACACATCTGACCCTAAATTATTGTATATCGAGGATAATTCTGACCTTCCAGATAGTTTTTGCAAGCAAATTATTTTAACTAATAATGATAATAACGGAATCGTAAATCTACAAATCTTAAAGAAAGAAAATTATGGATATTCTGTTCGTAGAAATGTTTTAATTACAGAATCCATTGAACTTATTACTAAAGATGGTTTATGGATTCCTAAAATTATAGCTGACCAATATGAACATGTTAATGATTTAGATGTAATTGATACGAGCACAAAAACCAGTTTTGTAAATTATGAAAATCTCCAAAATACATTTTATACAAGAATAGGTGGAGATGGAGATACCCTTAATCCACAAATTCATTTGGATAAGAATGATAATCTATATATGGTAGGTGTTTTTACAAGTAATGAATTAAATATTTACGATTTTACAAATACTACAGTCCCAGTTGGTAGTATAATTAAAGACAATGACGGTAGCGATAAATGTTTATTTTTAACGAAATATGATTCAAAAGGTGTTAATCAATGGTATACAAAAATAGGAGGAGATTATCAGAAATCTGAACCAAGTGTTTTTGTAAATGCAAACGGAGACCTTTTTGTAAGTTTGCAAAGTTACGATGAAGACGGTTTAATAAAAATATACGATGTAACAAATAAACAAGTTCCAGTAAAAACATTAGAAGGTTTTGATCCCAATTCCGGAAATGCAAGTACAATTTTCGTAAAATATAATAATAAAGGAGAATTTTTATGGAATATTCGTATGATTTCTACAAATGCACCACCTGTCGAAAATAGTTTTACATCAACTGCTGTTGTTACTGGTGATTTAGAAGGAAATTTATTTGTTTCCGGATTCTTTGGCGGTGATTCTATTTATGTAATTGATACCGGAAACGATGACCTAACAGAACCTGTTAAAATATTATCAAAAATTGATGAAGGTGCATCCGGTGCATATTTTATTTGTAAATTTGATTACACTGGTAAATTCTTATGGATAAATCATATAGAAGGAGGTTTAATTCCAAATAACGAATTTTTTGGAAATTCATCGAATGACTTATTTAAATATATTAATATCAATTTAAATGCTGATTCTTACGGAAATATTTGTTTGACTTCAAGTTTTTATGATAATGTACTAATTTATAACCCAGATAACACAACAGTACAAGAAACAATTTCTTTTAATAATGAAAGTAATATTGGACTCGGTATATTTACAATTAAATATAACGGTTCTGGAAAATATCAATGGTATAATTTTATAGTAAATAATACCGGTATCGATTCTGGTGATTTGGGACTTATTCAAAGCGGAAGTTGTGTTGATGCTGATGGTAATTTATATATTTCATTCACAAATGTAAATTACATTAATAATAATTATGCAGTTTTTGATACGCGAAAAATTTCTCAACCTGTATATGAATATGCAGATAATGATATATTTTTAATTTCTATTATAAAATTCAATCACAGTGGTATATTTCAATGGAATAATTTTGTTAAAGTGAATAATTATAACGAAGAAGAAACATATAATTTATTATTAAATCCTGTAATTACTTGCGACAATCAATATATTACAGGTCAATATAATGCTAACATTTATATACATTTGAATGGAATTGTAGATAATTATAGAGGTGGATTTAATTTCTATAATGCAAGTTCAAATAATGCTATTGCTTATACTTTACCAAGTAAAGAATATTGGACTGAAAACTCTGATACTATGCATTCAATTTTATCTAAATTTGACGCGAATGGTAATTTTCAATGGGCTACTACATCAACTGGAAATTCTTATTATGAATTTGGAACAACAGCATCTTGTGTTAAAACAGATAGTTTAGGTCATGTTTACATATCCGGAACGTATGTTGATGATTTGTTAATATGGGATGTTTCAACAAATAGTCCAGATGATAATGAAATCGCGCAATTAAATGAAATTGGAGGTATCGATTGTTATCTAATTAAATATAATAAATATGGATTAATTAATGATAACACTCATAGAAATATTTATATAGAAGATGTATCAAATTTACCTGATGCATTTGAGAAATCTATTGTCATTACAAATAATACAAATAACGGACCAGTAAATTGTCAAATATTAGAACCATTATCTTCGGGTTTTGGATTTAATATTCGAAAAAATATTACTTTAACGGATTCTTTAGACTTGATTAGTAATAATGGTATATGGATTCCTAAAGTTCAAGCGGAACAAATTAGTATGAGTAGTGATTTTGATGTAATCGATGTAAATACTAAATTGAGCGTTTTAGATTATAATGATTTAAATCAATCATCATGGGCTACAAGAATCTCTGGAAGTGAAAATGAGACAAATATTCGTTTAAGTTCCGACAAAGATAATAATGTTTATGCAATTTGTAATTTTGATAGTAGCACTGTCCAGATTGGGACATTAGATGATGATAATGTTAGTCTCAATAGGTATTCTGGAACCGGTGGAAGAGATATTGCATTGGTAAAATATATGCAAAATGGACGTATTGACTGGGTAACTCATATTGGGTTTGAGTCTAGTTTTACTGGATATCCATCATTTTACACAGATGCTGATGGTAATAGTTATATTTCTGTTGTAGAAAATAACGGTGTGTCGAATAATATTTACATTTTTGATATAAGAAACCAAAATACACCACTTACATCTACAATTTTAACAACTAATGGAGCATGTCTTATTAAATATGATAAAAAAGGAATATATTTATGGCATGTTCATATTTCAGGTATTAACTCTGGTGGGATAAATGGAACTTGTGTAGTTGCTGATAAGAAAGGAAATGTTTATCTATCCGGTTTTATAAATAATGGTATTGAGATTTCGGATACATCAGATAATGTAAAAGCTACAATAACAAATAACGGAATGTTTGTTGTTAAATTCGATAAAACTGGTAAATACATTTGGAGTATTCCTTTATATAATGGAATAAATACCGAAGATAATAATACTTTATCATGCGATCAAGATGGAAATGTAATTATTTCAGCAATACAAAATGGAACCGTTACAGTTTATAGTCGCCTTGACGGAGCTGTTGATGGTTCTGATGGTCTTAACGAAGATTCCGTCAGAGAACATAGTCAAATTAGTAAAATTAATGATTCAAGTGTTAGTCTTTTTACTGTTAAATATGATACAAATGGTAAATTTGTATGGTCGAACAGATTAGGTTCTAATGGAAGCGGTGAAGATTCAGGTGTTATGTCTGAACCAGTCAGTACGATTGACTCTTATGGTAATTATTATTTAGCGGCACGAATATCTGGTGGGAATGCGTATATTTATGATACAAGAAATGCTGATGTAGTTAAATATTCTATACCAATTCCAACAAATGGTACATATAATACTATTTTTGCCAAATATAATAAAAATGGTATAATTGTATGGTATAATTATGTTTCTGGATTTTCAAGATCCCCTTCTATTTGTGTTGATAATAAATTCGCAAAAGGTATTAGTGGTAATAATGTCTATTTAACTGGTTCTTACTCTGGTGTTGAGGGAACTATTGTATTATATAATAGCGGAAACGAAGGTAGTTATCCCGACAATACTGCAAATTTAACATCAATTACTAATTATTATTCATATCTCGTAAAATTTAATAATGATGGATATTTATCTTGGTGTAGTAAAGTTGGTGGTTCAAGCACTCTCATTAATAATAGTATCGTCGCTACAAATGATGGTCATGTATATCTTGGAGGAGAATTTAATACTGGAACATTAAATATTTATCAAGGATGGACTTTAAATATGGATCCTAATACCAGTATTGCAACATCAATTACTAACGGAGGCGGAGTTGATACATTTGATATTTTCTTAATTAAATATAATCGTTATGGAACAGTAAATAACGGTGCGTATAGATTTGGAAGAGAAGTATATTTAGAAAATAATTCATCAATTCCTAATGGAACAGAGAAATCAATTGTCATAATAAATAATAATGAATATAATGGTTTCCGTGAAAATATATGTTTAATGATTCTTCAAAATGATTATCCAGGATATGACTCTTTCAGAAATATTTGGTTTTCTGAAGGCGTTTCATTAATTAGTTACGATGGTCAATGGTTTATAAAATCAAGTTCAGGAGATACATTACCTAAACGTTCGATTATAATGTGGGGTGGAAATCAAACGAATATTCCACGAGGTTGGAGATTATGTGATGGTGGTTCTTTAAATGGTGTCACGACACCTGATTTACGTGGTCGATTTGTTCTTGGATATAATGATGTTGCACTCGTTAACGAGGGTACTCCTTACGACGTTAACGGTGGAAGTAACGCGCGAGTAGGTGCGTCATTATCTGTTGGAACTGTCGATGGTGAAGCAACACATCAATTAACTATCCCTGAAATGCCTAGTCATAACCATGGAGTTACAGACCCTGGACATAGTCATACATATTATGGTGTTAGTTCACAACAAGCTGGTAGTACTGTTTTCGATAATTCAGCAGACGAAATAAATAGACCCGTAGAAACTACAAGTACTGCATATACTGGCATAAGTATCAATAATACTGGAGGAGATCAACGACATAATAATCTTCCACCGTTTTATGTATTAGCGTACATTATGAAATGTTTTTAAACGTTTCAATTATAATTTTTAAGTAAAAAAATTATAATTAAATTTTTTTGTTAATAATAATAAATATGAGTAGAAAAGTATTTGATGATATAATTATTAATAATTTTTTAGAAAATTGGAAAAAATCACAACCGACTGAACAAACTGAATTATATAAATATTTTATCACAAATTATGAAATACATTGTAGAACAAATTATAAAATAAACAAAATTATATATTCTGATGAAAAAAAAATTATTGATACTACCTTATATACAAACTATAAAAACAACATATGCGCAAGACGAGATTATGATGTAACATTATTGAATGATATTAATAATTTATTACCACAAACTAATAATAAAAATTTTGATTACATTATTATTAAACATAAAGAAAAACCAAATGAAATAATATCTATTCTAATTCTTAATAAAAATGAATGCAAAAATGTTGATAAGTATAATGATATATGGTCGGTTAGTTATATTTGCGCAAAGGGGGCGAAATCTGGTACTGCTTCCGTTATGCTTGGTTTATCTATATATGCGTTAAAATTAAAACAAAATATTATATTTTTACAATTAGCTCAAGGATATGCTAATATTTCAGGTTTTTGTAGTTATTATCGATTTGGTTTCAAAGAAAATTCTAATCTTGATTGTGACTATTATGATAAAATAGAAAATATTAAAAATATAAAAATGGAGTTAAATTTAGAAAAAATAAATAATGAACATATTTTTAAAGTTATTAATGATATAAATTATATTCATGGTGGTGAAAAATTAGATGTTTGTTCAAAAATTGAAAACCGATTAGAATTACAAAGAAATTTACAAACAGAATACGAAAATAAAGTTTTGGAAAAATATAGATGGAAAAATGATGATTATATGAATCAAATTTTAACTACCGGTAAATATAAAATTACAGATGAAGAGCAAGAATATATAAATTTTATTGAGAATAAAAAAATACCACCTCCGCTATCATTAACAGCACCTCCTCCACTACCAGAACCATTAACACAACCTTTATTACAAGAACTTCCACCACCTCCAGTAGGAACGAAACGTAAATCAGAATATGAAGATAAAAACCAAAAAAAAATAAAACCATATAAGACAAAATACTCAGTTACTTATACCAAAGTAGGAGACAATTATATATGTTATTTTTGTGATAATATGCCTATTATTGGAAAACAAATGAGTAAACATATTACATCAAAAACTCATATTCAGAATGTATATAAATATGATTTTCTAATAAAAGACGATAATTATGAATGTAATTTTTGTGACAAAATAATAGCAATAAATCAAATGGACAATCATGTTTTAACAACAGAACATACTAATAATGTAACAGATGTAAGGGTATATTGTGAAATTTGTGAAAAATGGAAATTATTATCAAAAAAAAGACAAGAAAATGGAGATCAAGATAAAGACTCTTTTACTTGTGATACATGTCTTCTTCAAAAAACAGACAAAGGGAAATCAATAAAAGGGAAATCAATAAAAGGGAAATCAATAAAAGGGAAATCAATAAAAAGGAAATCAATAAAAAGGAAATCAATAAAAAGGAAATCAATAAAAAGAAAATCAATAAAAAGAAAATCAATAAAAAGAAAATCAATAAGAAAGAAGAGAAAAAATTAATTTTACTTTAATAATTTTTTTATTCTATACATTGTCATATCGCTATAATCTTTTTTCATAATATCATGAATCTGTGCTATCGAATTTCCTTCACTTCTTAAATCTTTTACTTTTTTTTCTAAATCTACAACTTCTCCAAAACAATCATTTTTCTTTTCAATATCTAATCGAATTCCATTAATTGTTTGTATATATCCATTTACTTTTATTTTTTTATCATGAATTTCATCGTGACATGAAGAACAAACATTCATCAAATTACTTTTTCGATTTTTATGTATATTATGTTCTGTAAGTATTCCATCATCATCGGCTTTATTTTGTTCAATAATATGATGTATTTCTTCCGTTTTATTTTGACAAATACTACATTCATCAAAATATATTTCGCTATTATATTGACTACTTTTTGTAGAAACGATATTTTTATTCATTCCTATAAATTCTTGTCTTATCTGATTTGCCATATATAAAAACTCATCTGGTAAATCTAATGATTTACAAACTTCTAATCCATATTGCCGTGAACCTTGTCCTTCCTTCAAAATACGGTCATAAACTATTCCATATTTATCGTTATATGATACTTCTAAATGATACACGTTAACATTTTTTAATGATTTTACACATTCTATATCTGTCAATTCATGCAAATGTGTAGCCATAAGAAATGAAACCTCGTTTTTAGAAAGAAAATTTATCGAAGCTGATATTAAAGACAAAGCCGATAAGTTTTCAGTTCCTGAACATAATTCGTCTGATATAACTAATGATTTTACATCTGCTCGTTTTAATATTGTTCTTAATTCTAAAATTTCAGATTGAAATAGTGATTGTCCTTTAAATAAATTATCGGAACCGGGGATGCGCGAAAACAATTTATCATATGGGCTATATTTGAATGTATTACACGGAACATAACTTCCACTCTGTGCTAAAATCAAAGAAATACCTATACTTTTCAAAACTGAACTTTTACCACCACCGTTATATCCGTAAAGCAACATCCCTTTTTTATTTTCTGTACCAATATCAACATCATTAGCAATATATGGAACGTCTGTATTTATATTCTCAATCAATATATGTCTTATTTTTGTTGTAGAAATATATCCATAATTTTTCGAATCAATTTCCGGTTTATGTAGACAATAATTAATAGAATTGTATGCATTATTACTATATAAATCAATTTTACATACAAATTCTATTACGCGTGTAAATAAAGAACTAAAATTATCAACAATACGCGTTAATTCATTTAAAAATTTTTCACTAACTTTATTTCTAAATTCACTTTGTAATTCAGATAATTTAACTTGACTGTCATTCATTCCTTTAAATAAGATTTTTAACATTGTTTTATTTGTGGCAGAAACAGGTTTAGAAGAAATATCATCAATTGTCATATCGCATTTCTGTTTTAATAATGCACTTATTCTTTCTGAACGATTTTTATCTTTTAACATATTTTGAAACCTATTTACAGTAACACTTATACTTTTGATATTATCTTTGTTTTTCTCAAGTTTAAATTCGTTTTCAACACATCCATAATTTAGACAATCCACAACATTTTCAAAAATGTTTTCAAATTTATTAATTTCATTTTGCATTTCATCTAAATCAATATAAATTTCTTTTTTGAATAGATTTCGCACAATTTGATTTAAATTTACTTTTTCACATTCTGATAATTCAAAACGTGTAAGATATTCATTCATTCCTTGTAAATTATTTTCAAAACATTCTGAAGAGGATATACCATAATTTTTGAATTTTGCATTTTTATCTTTTAATATTTCAAATAAATTATAAACATTTTGGAACGAATTGTAAATTGAATTCATCTCTGGAGGTTGTAATGTTTTCATAATAATACGTTTATGAAGTCTCTCAAAATCGGAAACTCCTGATAGATATTTACGTACATTTTCATAAAATTTATCTTTGATGTAAAAATCGCATTCATCATATCTCTCATTAATTAAATTTACATTTGTTAAAGGATTAATTAAACATTTCCGGAAATATCTTTTTCCGATATTTGTTTTACAATTATTTAATAAATTTATTACAGAAGATGTTTTATTTGTGCTGTTAGAAATAATATTTAAATTAATTAACGCATTATTAATCAACTGCATATATTTATCATTTTCAATAAATTTTGGCTTATGTATTCCAATCAAAATTTTTTCATTATGTTCGTATGCAAACTGTAATAAATAAACAAAACAAATAATGGCATCTTGTTTCATTTCTAAATCCAGAAATTCAATAACATTTAATAATCCAGTATTTGGATAAACTTTACTTAAAACGGTTGTTTGATACGATAATTTAAAAAAGTTTTCATTAATCATTATTTTAGTTTTGTCATGGATGCAAAAATTAAACAAATACATATTTGCAATAAATTGATTTATCATTTCTATATGTTTTTCACTTGATTTGGTCTGAAAATCAGTAAAAAAGACAATTTCATTTGGATTTGTATTCAAAATATTTTTTAATGTATCATCTAAATTGATTTGAGAATCAGAATCGGTTGTTTCAGTAATAAAACATTCGTTTGTAGAAACATCAACCCAAGCGATAATTGTATTGATGTATGTATTTCTAAATTTATCTTGTGCAAAAGAAAATAGAACTGTCATTAGGTAATTATTTTGACCAGCAATTTTATTAAATTCAGTATAAGTTGAAGGTGAAATAATTTGTGTTATCTCGCGTTTTGGTTTTGGTGGTGGCGTAACCTGTTCAATAACAACAATTGTAAATTGATTAGAAATAAGAATATCAACGAATTTATGTAAAGTATATAAAGGGAATCCTAAAAGATAATGATTGTTTTTATTAATTTCACTTACACTTTTATCTTTTTTCGTATATTGAATATCTAACAATTCAGATAATTGTTTCATATCAGGTCCTTCGCTCAATGTAGCATAAACTTCAAAAAAAGAACCAACTTGCATTAAAATTATCGTTTTAGAACCATATAAAGTCGTGTACTTATTATGATAGTCTAAATAATCGTCAATTATAACCATTTTTCTATTTAAAGGAATTTGAATTTTTAAATATCAATTTTTTATTTTATTATAAAATAATATAATAAAATATGTCAAACAGAAATTTATCATCTTAAATTCGATTTATATAAATCTCTATTTTGTAATACAATACCATCGCCAAAATATTCATTTTTATATAATCCTATACTTGATAATACATCATTAAAAAATGAATATGTGTTATTTTTAAATTTAGAAGAAACGATGGTACATAAATTGTTATTACAAACATCATTGCATATTTTTACATCTATAGGCTTATCATTTATAACTGTATTCTCTAATAATTTTTTGGCCATACGCCAAGTTATAGCATATGCATGTGTACAATTTGGTTTAGTATTATTTACTTTTACTGAAAAAAATAAATTTTGCTGTTTAATATATCTATCAATATTTAAACAAGCACCGAAGAATACAATTTGAGTATTTCTTTTACCACATAGAGATTCTATCATACCTTCACCAAATTGTTTTTGAGTAATTCCTTCTTGAATAAAAATATCATCTTCAAATATTAAAGTCCAAGGTGTTTTATTTTTTACTATATTTTCCCAAATACGTCTATGTGATAATGTACAAGCAATTTCATTTTTAGTTATTTTTGTATTTTCTTTATTAAATTCTTCATTAACTATTTCATCATCAATCCCATTTATCGCTGAAAAACGTTGAGCTTTTATTTTCAATTTATTAAATTGATTTAAGACATTTTCATTTCGGTCTACATCTTTATCCAAATTTATATAGAACACATTATCTTTAAAATAATCTGTTATGAAATTATCTGATAAAACAGGAACTTCGCAATCATTTTCATATTCATCGTCTTTAAACCATCTAAATCCAAAATCATTAGCCATCATATAATTATAAGATATATCTCTTGGAAATATCCATGAATCACCATAATCAACATTTAAATATTCAGTCGGAGTTATATAAAAATTTTCATTTAAAAATACAACTTTGTTAAATTCTAATTTTGGAAATTTAAATCTTATTTGAATATCATAAAATAGACCTTCATAAGATGAATACCAATAGAAATTTGGTTCTTCATACATTATAAATATATCTAAATTAACATGAGTATTTTTATGTCTAAAAGTATATTCTAATCCATCTTCAAATTTACCTCTTTTATGTACTAAATCAAAATTTTCTGACATTGCATTAATGATATCATTTTCTGTTTCGATATCTTTTCTAAAAACGATTAAATCAATATCATTATCATGATTTATAAATTGTTTTTCACGATAATACCCAAGAGCTGTTCCAAAAGATAAAGCAAATTTAATATTTCTTAAATTTTTATTTGCATCAAGTAATGTTTTTTCAAAAATTGTTTGTTTATCATCTTTGAAATCATTTCCAAATTTTTTTAAATTATGTTTATTTAATATATAATTTTTATAATTACTTTGATTTCTAAATAAAGTATATAAATAAGAATCATTACAATTATTATTATGTTCTATTTCTACATCTTTTGTATTAGCAACTTTATAACCATTTAAATATATACGATAAAAATGTTCTGTATGTTCTTCTGTTTTTAAAATATTATCCCATTTAACATTTTTTAAAAGCATGGTTTTACAAATAAAAAAATTAAGTTGTCTATGAGACCACGTTATTTTTTTATTTTTTTTTAAAATTTTATTTTTTTCAATTTCAATAGATTTTTCATTAATGTTTTTAAATAAAGCATCATAACTATATCTATCTATAAGTTGTCCTGCAAGTAAATCAATATCATTATTATATTTTTCAATAGTATCGTAAAATATTTCTAATTTTGTATTTTTAATCATAATCATATCATCATCTAATAATACAGTATACTTTGTATCAACCATATCAACACAATTATTCCTTCCTTCAGAAGAACCTACATAAAAAGGTAAATATATCATAAATATATTTAAACTGTTTTCACCTTCTTTCAAAAATTTGTAAAGACTATCATCAGCAACTATAATTCTAATATATGAATATCTTTTTCTTATGCTAAATAATAATCTTAATAAACATTTAGGTCTAAGAAAAGTTTTTACAATTATTGTAACATGATCTTCAAAATCTTGTTTTGGTTTGAAAACGTAATTATTTACATATTTAGAAAACATATCTTTACAATCATCATTTACTTTTTGCATATTAAATAAATCATTTTGCAGTCTATAATTATGTATATAATCATTTATGTATTTATAATAAATGTATATAAAAATAATTAGCAACACAATTGCTAATATAACTTGAATTTTATAATTCATTTATATTATATAAATATTATTTTTTAAAAAAATTTACAAAA